TACTACATTGCAGTCTGTATCTTTACCTGACACTGGTGCGGTTTTGGACATGGGATTTATGTTCTTCTTATGTACTTCCTTGCAGTCTGTATCTCTACCTAATACTGGTGCGGTAACAAACATGTCATTGATGTTTTATGTTTGTCCTTCTTTACAATCTGTATCTCTACCTGACACTGGTGCAGTAACAGACATGTCAGCCATGTTTTATGACTGTACTTCCTTGCAGTCCATATCTCTGCCTAATACTGGTGCGGTAACAAACATGTCATCGATGTTTAACACCTGTACTTCCTTGCAGTCCATATCTTTGCCTAATACTGGTGCGGTAACAAGCATGAGTCAGATGTTTGGCTCCTGTCTTTCTTTGCAGTCTGTATCTAACCTAAATGGTAATGCAGCAACAGGCAGTAGTGCCTATAGCAGCATGTTTTCAGGTTGTCGTTCCCTGCAAAGTATCTCTGCAATAAACATGAAATTTACCCACTCAATCGGCAGCCTCAAAATGAGCGCAACAGCATTAAACGCATATTATACAGCACTACCAACAGTAACATCACAAACATTGACAGTAACAGGTAACTGGGGAGTCGCAACAGACAACCCGGCTATCGCTACTGCTAAAGGATGGACGGTAACAGGATGAGCCCAGGATTCTATAAAGTTGACGGTGACCTACTTTACGGTCCCAATTTCGTGCTTCATGCAGAATACTCTCTATATAAAGAAACTCATGATCAATACACCTACCCTATTGACGGATGGTATTGGTTTAATACCGAAGAAGAAGCACGGGCATACTTTGAGTTGCCAATAGAAGAAGGAACTGAATAATGGCTCGTAATGCATTAATTCAAGTACGGCGGGACACCGCCGCTAACTGGACCTCAGTCAACCCTACTCTTGCCTCTGGGGAAATTGGGCTAGAGACTGACACCGGCAGATACAAGATTGGCAACGGAAGCACACCGTGGAACTCTCTTCAGATATCTCTTAAGGCCGATGAACTCCGCCTCGGTAATGACTATCTAACCCCATACACCGGCTTTCGCAACGCGATCATCAATGGTGACTTCCGCATCAACCAGCGGGCGTGGTCATCGTCTTCAACAAGTGCAACCTACGGTTACGACCGTTGGCGAGTATTCCACACCGGTGGTACGGTCGCCATGTCCAGCCAACAGTTTACGGTTGGTTCACCTGCCGCCACAGGCTATGAGTCTCCCAATTTTGTCCGACTTGTGACAGGTGGTCAGTCGTCATCTGGAGATTATTCTGTTCTTCAACAGCCAATTGAAGACGCTAGAACATTTGCCAACAGCACAGTCACGATTTCATTTTGGGCTAAAGCGGCTTCGGGAACACCAAAAGTTGCTGTTGAACTAGCACAGGTATTTGGAACTGGTGGTAGCCCATCGGCAGATGTCAATACACTCGGCGGTCAAGTAACACTTTCTACATCATGGACCCGCTATTCGGTGACTATGACCGTCCCTAACGTCAACGGCAAGACGTTTGGCACGACAGCAAACACCAGTAGCCTAAACTGCAACCTATGGGTTTCGGCGGGTAGCACCTTCAATGCGCGGCTAAATAGCATTGGCACCCAGAATGCAACGATTGACTTCTGGGGTGTGCAGGTTGAGCGTGGGTCGGTGGCAACACCGTTTGAGCAGAGGCCGATCCAGACAGAGTTGGCAATGTGTCAGCGGTACTACGAAAAATCGTATGCTCTTGCAACCGCACCGGGAACAAACACCGCGGCTGGCCTTATGTTGTTTTTTGGAACTACAGCCGGTTCCAATACTGCACAACTGGTAGTTAGGTTCTTAGTGCCCAAACGATACACTGCCTACACAGTTACTGGATACAATGGTTTTGGAAACAGCGGTGTATGGGAGTATTATAGAAGTGGTGCCAGTAATACTTCCGCAGGATTAACCGTAGACCTACAGACGGAACAAAGTTTCCGTGGCTACGTTGAAACTGGTGCGGCCTATGTCGCCGTTCAAATAAACGCTCATTGGGTCTGTAACGCGGAGTTCTGATGAAGCACTATTTACACACACTCACAAACCCTGAAGGCGCAGAAACCACAGTCTTGCGTCGTGAGGACGGGGCACAAATCCCAATGGACGAAGCCAATCCCGACTACCAGCAGTACTTAGCATGGCTAGAAGAAGGCAACACCCCCGAACCGTGGGGTGAGCCTGATACAGTCATCACAAACCCTGAGGAGCACCATGACTACGAAGACCCCCAATACTGACAACCCGATTGACATCAACAAGATCGTGGAGAGTCTGTCAAATACAATTGCCCAGCAGGCAGTACGCATTGCCATGCTTGAGGCCACCTTGGCGGCTAAGCCCGCAAAAGACACGAATGACTGAGGGTTGGGTGTAATGCCTCGTAACGACCTAATCCAAGTACGTAGCGACACTGCCGCCAACTGGGCTTCAGTTAACCCCATCCTTGCCTCAGGCGAGCACGGATTTGAAACCGATACCGGCAAGTTTAAAATCGGAAATGGTTCAACGGCGTGGTCAGCATTGCTTTACGCTACTGACGCATCTGAAATTACGGGTACCACCCTTCCCGCCAACGTCGTCTCATCGTCGCTAACTAGCGTCGGAACTCTTACGTCTTTAAATGTGGCTGGCACAGCAACAGTCCGGGCGGCGTCCTCGCAAGACGGTGTGGCCTTGGCCGGGCGTACGGGGGGCACTGCTTCTTATGAAGTCACACTACGCCCCACCACATTGACCGCTGACCAGACTCTCACATTACCAAACAACACTGGCGAACTTGTCTCGTTCACTAGCGCACGAGGCTCTAGTTTTGGTTGGACCAATTACACCACAACCATAACGCAACTAGGAACAGTTACATACGCAACATATGTCAGTAGGTACCAGCAGATCGGTAAATTAATAAATTGGGAATACGCTTTTTATATTACCGGCACTGGCACCATTAATAACGCTATCCGTATTAATATCCCGCAAACGGCACAAGGTAGTGCCATATACTCTAATTTTGGCACTATGCACGTTTACGATGCCAGCACTAATACGCATTATTGTGGGCACGCCTTTGCGTACTCAACCACACAAGCCGCGATGATGTTAGACGGCGGGAACACCTACTTTCAGTCAATTGCGCTCGCTAACGGCGATGTCATCAGTGGCCATATCCTGTATGAGGCGGCATAATGGAAGTGTTCCTACGTGGTGTCTACGACGCAGAAGAAATACCTGAGGTATGGTTGTGGGAACGTATGCGCGTTCAGCGCGACAAACTCCTAGTTGCTTGTGACTGGACACAGGTTGCGGATGCCCCGGTGGATAAGCAGGCATGGGCTACCTATCGGGAATCTTTACGTAACTTTCCTGAAACGTGGGTGCCCTCCGAAGTTGTTATCTTCCCAGATACCCCATCGTCCACGTAACCACTAGTCAGCGCATCTAGGAGAGCCCTATGTTTAATCCCGGTGGTAAGGTCTACAGAGCACTGGTTACCTCAGCCAACAGCACCACAGGAGAGATTTACGTCTCTATACCTCAAGTTATGGGCCAAGACAGTTCTGTACCGTTGTCGTACGTAGGACGGTCAGCGGCTAATGGTATTTGGGCTGTGCCCGACCCGGGGGAGGTCATTGTCGTAGCAAGCGACGACGACCAGTTTTCTAACGTATTCTGGATTAAAACAACTTCGGGAACTAACGGCGGCTCAGCCTAAAACTGCTAACGCTTTTGGTCTGCTAACCTATAGGCAACCAAGTCTTTAGGAGGATATATGGGCCGTAAGTACACCGGATTTGATGGGAACGCCAGCGGTAAGCGTGCTGGTTTGGAAAAGTTTGTTGAATTGACAATCGCGCATTTCAACAAGGGCGTATGGAACAACGGCACATGGTCGGTTCGCAACATGAAGAACCCCAACCTTGCCACCCCCCGCCCCTCGGTGCATGGAACCGGCCGCGCCGCCGACCTGTCGTGGCGCAAGACCGGCAACAAGGGTTTCGGTGATTACGCGACCGCTTGCCAAGTTGTTGACTTTTGGGTGGCCAACGCTGAACTGTTCCTCGTTGAAGAAATCCACGACTATTGGCCTGCCCCGCACGGACGCGGCTGGCGTTGTGACCGTTCCGTGTGGACGGTGTATAAGAAGCCGTCCATCGGCTCAGCCCCCGGTGGCGATTGGTTCCACGTTGAGATTGCCCCCGACCACGCTGACAACCCGGCCTTCTACGAGCAGGCTTTCACCAGTCTTGGCGGCGCACCCGCACCCGCCCCGGCTCCGGCTCCCGCACCGGCGCCTGCGTCGGCCCCGGTACTAAAGTTTGAGTACCCCGGCACACCTGTCAAGCAGGGTTCCAAGGGTGATGCCGTCAAGTTGGTGCAGGCCATCGTGGGCGCCAAGCCCGATGGAGACTTTGGCGCCAAGACTTACGAATTGGTTCGCAACTGGCAGAAGTCCAAGGGTCTCACTTACGACGGAGTGGTGGGCCCGGCCACATGGAAGGCAATGTTCGGATGATTCTCGCCCTTACCCTGTCGCTTTGCTTTGTGGCGCTCGGTTATCTACTCAAGAATGGGGTTCGTTGACCCATGGCCAGCAAAAAGCGCGGCCTTGGTCTCGCTATCGGGGACTTGCGTGCCCGTATGCGGGAACTAGAGACCACGGATCAAAGGTCGCAAGGTAAGGTTGACCAAACCACTGGTAGGCGTCTCCCCCCGTCGCGGTTGTACCCGCGGGGGGCAAATGCCCTTATCCCCAGTGGCGCTGACTTTGAGGTTTATTGGGTCTCACCAACCGACCAGTATTACCAAGGGCCCGGGCTCAGCACCTGCGTTGTAGCCCATGTATTTGTCCCCACACTTAGCCGTGACGAACTGGCTGAGATTGAGCAGGGCGGTGAATACGAGCAGAGCATGGAAGAGGGGATGGAACGCCTTGGTGAGCAATTCAAGGAAGCCAGTAGTGGGCGCCTAGACCGCTCACAGTTGGGCGTGGATTACAACATCCTCGGGTACACCTACGTGATGTTCCGTAACCGCGCCGGTGTCACCAGCGGTGTGTACAAATACGGCCCCATGCCATTGCATGTGTATCGTAGTTACCGCGAGTTCACCTCTAAGGGTCAGGGTGTCCGTCGCATCCTTGAGCCGTTTGGCTACACTAAGTCTTCTTGGCCCGTCTAACAGAAGGATCACAACATGAAGTCATTTTTGGTGATGTCAGCGTGGCTGGCATCGGTTGTTTGGTTTGGCATCGGCATCATTAATTGGGACGCAATGGCTATTCCTGCCGCGATTATTGCGTCTCTGTTGGGGTTTGCGATCTTCAAGGACACCATGAACACCGTGCAGGCCGTGGGACCGATCTATTGGATTACCCGTGATCTGGTGCCCACAAACACCCCGTTGATTGGCCTCGGATTCATGCGCCAAACCTCATACCCGTGGCGCATCGGTAAGGGGATTCAGATTCGGTTTCCGCGTCACATCTTCCAGATTGGCTTCTGTATCCGACCGGCTGAGTTCTCGGACAATGACGGCCTCCTTCACGCCCTCAAAGGCCGGTTCCTTGAGCACAAGGCGGAGGACATTCGTTCATGGGACTGAAGCGCAAGAAGGAAAAAGAGAAAGACCTACCCAAGATCGCACGCATTGAGAAGATGAGTAATGCGGAACTTGCATCATGGGGAGAGCAATCGCTAGTCTACCTGTGCGTTGCGTTTGACAACTGGCGCTACCACGGACACAGCCACAAGGAGGCCACTCGTGCAGTGGAAACACTTAATGCGATCTTAAATGAAGTAAATTCTAGAGACAACTAGAGGTACTTCATCGTGCCGTAGGATGGACGAAGCGTTAGCCCTGCGGGTAACACACGATTTCTATATTATAGAAAATGCCCCCACAAGGGGGCATTTTCATTTATACTTACTCTTATGACAGACCTATCAGATGTTGAAGAATCCGGCGCACAAGACGACGTTGGTGACTATCCGCAGGAAGAACTGGACGAAACATCAGCAGAGTTTGTTGACCAGTTGGTCATGAAACTAATCGTGTTTACGGAAGAGTTCTGTAATGTGAGCCTCTTCCCCTACCAAGTACCGATTGCCTATCGCATCATTGAATCCATCGTGTTGGGTGATGGTGAGGAGTTGACCTTGGTTGCCACCCGCCAGTCGGGTAAGTCCGAGGTGCTTTCCAACGTGATGGCTTCCATGATGGTCATCCTCCCGCGCCTGTCCAAGGTGTATCCCACATGGCTGGGTAAGTTTGAGAAGGGGTTCTGGTGCGGCGTGTTTGCCCCCGTGGAGGATCAGGCCGACACCGTGTTTGGGCGTATTGTCAGCAAGTTGACCAGCGAGCACGCCATGGATTTCCTGCTGGACCCGGAGATTGACGACAAGGCGTCTTCGGGGGGTGCGCGAGGTAAAGGGCGCATTATTAGCCTTAAAAAGTCTGGATCGCTTTGTCGCATGCAAACTTGTAACCCTAAGGCTAAGATTGAATCAAAGACCTACCACTTTGTAATGATTGACGAGGCTCAGGAAGCCGACGAGTTCATGATTTCAAAGTCCATCAAGCCCATGTTGGCCTTTAATAACGGGTCTATTGTCCTCACGGGAACTGCTACCCGTAGTAAGTCATACTTCTATAAAATGATTCAATTCAATAAACGGCGTGACACTAATGCCCGCCGTGGGCACAGGCAGGCCCATTTTGAGTATGACTGGCGCACAGCGGCCAAATACAACGATAACTACGCCAAGTTCATTGCGAAAGAAAAGACCCGCATCGGAGAGGACTCCGACGAGTTCCAGATGTCTTATTGCAATAAATGGATTCTGGAAAAAGGCATGTTTGTCACCGAGGAGCGCATGGAGCGCCTCTACGACCCCTCCATGACCCTCATTAAGAAGTGGTGGCGTAGCCCGATTGTTATGGGCATAGACGTAGCCCGAACGAATGACTCCACCGTTGCCACGGCGGTGTGGGTGGACTGGGATCACCCGGACGGTTTCGGGTTCTTTGAGCACCGTGTCTTGGACTGGCTGGAAATCAACAATGTGGAGTGGGAACAGCAGTACTTTGAGATCATTGACTTCATCCGAAACTTTGATGTGTACCGGATCGGAGTTGACTCTCAGGGCGTCGGCGGGGCCGTCACGGAGCGCCTCCAGTTGCTTCTACCTGAGATTGAGGTCGTGGCCGTGTCCTCGGACGCCAAGGCCCAGAACGAGCGCTGGGTGCACCTCATGGAACTCATCCAGCGTGAGCAACTGATTATCCCCGGGCACTCCAAGGCCCGGAGAACCCGGTCGTGGAAAAAGTTCAACCAGCAGATGTGTGACTTGGAGAAGGTGTACCGAGGCCCGTACCTGCTGGCGGCGGCTCCGGACGAGAAGGGCGCGTTTGACGACTTCCCAGATTCACTGGCAATTGCCTGTTCCATGACCGTTTTAGACGTAATGCCGATGGTTGAATCTTTCAACTCCCCCTTCTACACATGAAAATATGGTACGATAGGAACCACAAGGACCCTTATTAGGAGGAAACCCTACATGACAGTTGCACCCGTTCCCATGTTCCCCGAGAAGGGCACTCCCGTGTTTGAGCGCTCCTTCGCCCCGAGCATCCCCGGTAACCGTGGACCGCTCCGTTTTGAGGAAGGTGTCGCCACCGACACGGACGTTCCTTACGACTTCGGCGTTGGCGCTTACGAGGACACCGCTCCCTCGCCCATGCGGATGAACCACAATAACCCTGAGATGTTCTACAAGTACGCTGAGGAGACCATGCGTGAGCGTGCTCACGTTGGTTCGGCCTCTTGGATTGAGGCCCCCACCGTGCTCGGTGAGTTCGTTCAGGGTTCCATGGCTGGCGACATGATGCCGCAGTTTGAGTACTCGTACAACACGGGTGGTCACATGAACCGCCCGAACCCGACCGTCGTTTACGACTGAGCATGTACGGCACCGAGAACTTCTCGGTGACTTACCCGAAACCTGTCAGCGCCATCGGGGAGTCCCCGCAACTATCGTCGTACGCGGAGATGGCAAGCCGCTTTGCCCGCGTGCGTAGTGGCTTTGGCATTACCCCTGCAAAGTCATACCTGACGGACACCGCCGTATCCAACCCGTTCGTACCCAGCCCCATGGGGGGCAAGCGTGCGTTGCTGGGACCCCGGCGCCTAGAGGGCATGGGTGAGTTTGTATTGGACCCCATGCAGAACTTTAAGCCGGAAACGCTGGACTTGGAGGGCTACAAATACCGCTCTAAGATCGCGGCCCCTCAGAAGGACAGCAACGGTACGGCATCCATTAGGCGTAAGGGGCTTAGCGCCTATAAGCGCGTTAAGGCTGGTAAAAACCCTAACCCGCCCGCACTCCCGAAAACGAAGGTGTACTGATGGCTTTTTTTGATGTACCCAAGAGTACCGGACCTGATGACAAGACACCGGAACAGTTCATGGCTAACACGGCTAGGCGGCTAGTTACCATGGGGATGCACTTGCCTAACCACGTTATTGAGTCAGGGCGCCAGTGGTACCCAGTCGTACATGAGGCGGCGAAAAAGACGGTGGGCATGGATACCGCGGAGGGTCGTCGCATTAAAGACATCAGTACTGCGGGGGGCATTATTGCGGCAGTGTCCCCTAATCTGGACTTTGACTCCCGAAACATTCACGCTGTAACTGAATTGGCAGGTTTGGAGTCTTCTGACTGGGACATGATCCGCCGCAGTGCTACCGCTAAGCAGGCTGACGGTAAAACACAGGCACCGCGTAATCCTGAAGTGACCGCAATGCTTCGGGAAAAAGCCCCATCTTTGGTTAGTTCTTACGATACCGGGTTGGTTAAGGCGCACAGATTGCTTAGTGGCGATCAACTCCGAGATGTCCTACCGCGGGCATCGGCACCAAAAACCTCGCATTTTGCCGATAACATTATTAATCCATTTGAAGATACCGGAGTCACGGTGGATTATCGCCACCACGACATTGTTGCGAATCAGATGATATCTCCAAAAGTCTCTCGTGGCATCAGCACCGCAGATTTGAAGACTGCGGGGCGGCGTACTCGGTATGAGGACATTGAACATATAACACGGCTGGCTTCCACTCTTGCCGGTAAGCGTGACGAGCGCTTCCGCGGCATCTTGCCCCATGACATGCAGGCCATTCTATGGATGGGTGGCAAGCATATTGAGACGCAAGGCGGAGCCCGCAGAGTCGGTCCCGCAAGAAAAGGTCAACCGTATACTACGGAGACTGGTGCGCCGCTACCCCGAGACGCTCACTTCTGGGTTGGTACCGCGGATCACTTGTAATCTTGAAGAACGTCCCAAGCGTCTTCAAGTAACAGCATTGTTTCTTGGATATTATCCATAGTTATTGAACATGTGTAACTTTCTAGCGCTTTAAATACAACTTCAAAATCATCTCTTGTAAGGGTCACATACTGTCCGTCAGTCATGGTACAAACATTATCAGAACCTTGAATTGAGATAACAATCTCGGCGTCTTTGGCCCTCTGATAACCTCTCCTTCCCAACGACATAAGGAGAGAACAGTGCACCCCGGAGATGCGGAACTGCTTGAAACATACTTGACAAGAATCGCCCCCAGAGGCTATCAAGAAGAGCAGGAAGTGCTACGGTTACTGTCGGTGCTTAAGGGCATCCAGAAGTCGTCATACCATAAGGAGCAGAAAGTTGAGCGAGTTAAGTAAGGAGTTACTCTCGCGTACGCCCGTGAACTGGGGTTGCGGTATTGCAACTTTGCGCGAAACCCTAAACGACGAAGACAGGAACACCCTTGATTTGTCGCTTGACCGTATCAAGGCAGACACCGGTCAGGGTCGTTCTAAGGTGTACTCTTCATCATGGCTTGAAAAAGTCCTTAAAAACCACGGACACTCAATCAGCAGAAGCACGATTGAACGACACATAAGAGGGAAGTGCAGTTGTGGCAAGTCTCAGTGACGATCTCAACACCCCGCCGTCAAAGGTAACCCTCGGCAAGATTGCCGACCTCCTTCAGCGCAATAACATTGACGTTGACGAGGTTGGTTCAATCAAGCGGGTGTCTCTGTACCAGAGCATGATCAAGAACGACGTTGGTCAGGCCGAGGTGCACGACCTCATGGGCATCCAGTTCAACCCCAAGTGGGCAGACGGACCCGAGTGGCCGGTGGTCCAACCCGGCCCCGCAATCAAGGTACCCATTCGTAAAGCCACCGCCAAGGACACCGAGGGCTATAAGACGGCGGTAATCCTTCCCGATATGCAGATCGGCTATTATCGGGGGCCCAACGGACTGGAGCCCACTCATGACGAAGAAGCGCTTGCCATTGCTCTGGCAATTACCCGAAAACTCAACCCCGATAGAGTCGTCATGGTCGGAGATAATCTGGATTTCCCCGAGTTTGGAAAGTACCGGTTATCTAGTGCCTACGCTCTCACAACCCAAGCCTCCATTGACCGAGCCACAACGCTCTGCGCGGAAATCCGGGCGGCGGCGCCGAACGCAGAAATAGATTGGATTTCTGGTAACCATGAAGAACGCCTCAGTAATTTCCTTATTGACAACGCAAAAGCCTCGTTCGGCATTCGGAAAGGTAACACTCCAGATTCTTGGCCTGTTCTTAGCGTTCCTTATCTATGTCGTTTTGATGATTACGGGATTAACTATGTGGCTGGTTATCCGGCTGGACAAGTCTGGATTAATCAAAGGCTTAAAGTCATTCATGGCAACAAAGTCCGGTCTAATGGTTCAACCGCTCACGCCTACCTCAACGACAGCAAGGTCAGCGTCGTCTACGGGCACATTCACCGTAGGGAATGGTGCGAAAAGACCCGTCAGGATTGGGACGGTGCAAAGACCGTCATGGCGGCGTCACCGGGCACGTTAGCCCGCTGTGATGGGGCTGTGCCCAGCACCAAGGGCGGAATTGACTTGGACGGGCGCCCTTTGACCATTGTTGAGGACTGGCAACAGGGCCTCGCGGTGGTGACGTATGAGGAAGGCGAAGGGCAGTTCTGGTATGAGCAGGTTCCGATTCACAATACGAGTGCCTTTTTCCGTGGTAAGGTTTACCAGCCGTAACAAAGGGATTACCATGTCAAAAAAGCACAAAATCAAGGCTGTCATGGTGGTTTGGGACGATGCGTTTGACGGGCCCGGGGGGTGGGTGTACCCCGACAAATACCGACCCTTCATTGTTGACCCCCTTACTATTGGCTGGATGCTGAGCAACGATGACGATAAGTACCTCACCCTGTACTCCTCGTATTATTACGATGAGGAGGGGGATTTAATATGCTCAAATCCTATGCATATTCCTCGTGGTATGATTAAGTCCATTACTCCCATTAAAACGAAGAAGATCGGGGGCCGGTAATGGCGCGACGCAAGGCACGGGGTAGTCGGGCAGGTCTCCGACGAGGGGAACTTTCTCAGGCTGAAATTGAAAAGAGCGGCCCCCAGCAACCCGGGGAAGGTTTTTCTATCCGTACCTCCGGTCGTGGCGCCGGTGGCCCCGCACGCAATGTGTTCTCTGTGGGGTACGCCCCGGAGGCTGGGCGTGGTGCTGAAGTCGCTGTAGACCCCCGCGAACCCGCGGCCGACCAGTTGCTGGCATTTAACCGTGCTAATGCTGACGTACTCGGTACCCCCGGTGCCAACATGATTCAGGGTGGCTGGCATGATCCTGATTCTGGTGTCGTTCAGCAAGACACCTCGGTGGCTTTGCCCCTGACTGCCTCCGGACTCGGAGCCGCTATGGCTATTGGTGCACAGAGCCGTCAGGAAGCCATTGGCATGCTCGGACCATCGGCTAAAGCCCCGTACATCAGGGATGTCAACATCCCGAAGCACTTGCATCCAGACCAGTTCGTCTGGGAAGAGGGCACTTCTCCCCGCGTGGAAAAGGCGGGGGGAGTCGTGCGTATTACGCCAACCCGTGGTGAGATGATCGGCGTAGAAGCCGACATTCTTGCTGAGCAAATGGGTCTACCTAAGGACTAATACTTAATGCCTGTTGATTTTTGGTCGCCATCCTATAGAGCCTCGTCCAGTGACCTGACGGTCGCCATCTCGCCCCTTGGGCTGGTGGAGTTGGCTGACGAAGAGTTTGAGGTCCATGGCCCCCGCCTGAATCGCTACTCGTCCTGCTGGGCGTGGTATTTGGGACACCACTGGTCGTACCGCCGTGAGATGGGCGAGCAGAACATCACCATGAACTACGTCCGTACCATGTCGGACTACATCACGAACTTCTGTTTTGGTAAGGGCATCCAGTTCAAAGTGCCTGAGCAGAACGGCGCCATCATTCCCCATCTCCTCCATGAGGTCTGGGAAAACCATAACTCTAAGCATTATGTGCTTTGGGAGATGGGTCAGTTGGCCGGTGTTACTGGCGATTGCTTTGTCAAGGTCGCTTACGAGGAGCCGTACGTTGACCCCGCTGGTATTGGTCATGCAGGCCGAGTTCGTATTATCCCCCTTAACCCCGCGCACTGCTTCCCTGAGTACCACCCCCATGACCGCGACCGTATCCTGCGTTTTAAACTGAAGTACCGCTTCTGGGGAACCAGCCCCGAGGGTACCCGGCAGGTCTATACCTTCACGGAAATCCTCACTGACGAGTCGGTAGAGCAATATATCAACGACGAGTTGATTGACCAGTACCCGAACGCCATTGGTCTTATCCCTATTGTCCACATTCCTAACATGACGATCTCGTCGTCGCCATGGGGTCAGTCGGACATCTGGGACATCATCTCTCTGAACCGTGAGTTGAACGAAAAGATGACCGAGGTCTCGGACATCATCAACTACCACGCCGCCCCGGTGACCATCATTACCGGCGCTAAGGCCAGCCAGTTGGAGCGTGGCCCTAAGAAGGTCTGGGCCGGTCTACCCAAGGACGCCTCGGTGTACAACTTGGAGTCCCGTGGCGAGATGGCTGGCGCTCTGGAGTACATCCAGTTCATTAAGCGGGCTATGCACGAGATCACTGGTGTGCCTGAGACTGCATTGGGACAATTCCAACCCGTGTCTAACACCTCTGGCGTTGCCTTGGCCATCCAATACCAGCCCATGATGAATCGCTATAACCAGAAGAAGATTCACTTTACGAAGGGTCTGGAGAAGGTTAATGAGATCATCATCCGTACATGCGCGGTATTTGAGCCTCAAATGCTCCAGTTTAATCCCGGGGTGGCGGCACCTCCCGAGCCCGATCAAGCGTTGGTTCTTGACCCCGCCGACCCCGTGGTTTACCAGACGCAAATCCACTGGCCGGAACCGCTTCCGGTGGATGTCCTTATCAAACTTAATGAAGTTCAGGCCAAGTTGTCGCTTGGCTTGGAGTCCAAGCGCGGTGCTCTCAAGATTCTTGGGGAAGAGTTCCCGAACGAGAAAATGCTTGAAATCTTTGAGGAATTGCGTGATGATGCTCTTGATCAGGGTGCGCTAGATATGTTGCGTGCTCAGATTCAGCAAGCCGTAATGCTAACTACAGGTATTATTCCCGGACAAGAGGGAGAAAGTAGTGTAGTATCTGCGGGAGGTGAAGCAGGTGGTGGTCCTCTCCCGGGAGTACCAGCCATCGGTGACGCCGAAGGACAGATGATTAACAACATAATCCAAAGGGCATACGGAGCAAGGTTCGCCCAGCGCCGTTTGCCAGACGAAGAATAAAACCGTTATCCCAAATCAGTCAGTAAAAGCCCAACAAGCAAGAGGTAAAAGAAATGAATATTCAGGACGGTGACGGGATCGTGATCCCGGTATCCAACGACACTCAGGAAACACCCACGGCTCGCCCGGAAGGTCGTGTTTTCACCGAATCCGAGGTTGAAGCAATTCGCCGTCAGGAGAAGGACAAACTGTATAAGCGTGTTGAAGACGCTGACGGTCGTGTCCGTACCCTTGAGGAGCAGTTGTCTGTCATCTCTCAGGAGCGCGAAGCGGCCCGCCAAGAGGCCGCAGAACGAGCCCGCGCCGAGGCGGAGATTCTCCGTCAGCGTGAAGCCGAGGAATTGAGCGCCAAGGAACTTCTCTCCAAGCGTGAGGACGAGTTCAACCAGCGCATCAATCAGGTGGAGCAGGAATGGCGGAGCAAGTTTGAAGAAATTGAGCGCCAGCGTCAGGCGCAGGAGGCCCTCCTTGAGAAGGAGCGGCGCATCCAGCAGATTGAGTCTTACCGCCAGCGTCGTATGGCGGAGGAGCAAGAGACTATTATCCCCGAACTTCGTGACCTTATTTCGGGAAATAGTGAAGAAGATATTGATAATAGTATTGCTGTACTCCGTGAGCGCAGTAATGCTATAATTGAATCAATCCAACAGGCGACTTCCCAAAGCCGTCTGCGGGGACCGCAGGTAACTGCGCCCCCGACTGGGCCAATGGAAAACCAATCGGAATACCAGACGCTGTCGGCGGATGACATCCGCCAAATGCCGATGGATCAGTACATGAAAATGCGTGAACGGCTCATGCAAGCGGCTCGGTCCCCCCGAGGGCGCTTCTAACCAAAACCCAACAACAACCTATCCCGGAGGATATTCAAATGGCCCTTCCCGCCCCTGTAGGGGGTGCGATCACCGGAGCAGGTCTTGGTTCCATCACCACGACCGGCTACTCCAGCGACGCGACCCTCTCGCCCGCAATCCAGCAAATCTGGTCCAAGGAGATTCTGTTTCAGGCGATGCCCGTGCTTCGCTTTGAGCAGTTCGCCGTGAAGAAGACCGAACTCGGCGTCATGCCCGGTCTGACCATCAACTTCATGCGCTACAACAACCTCAGCGTCAACGAGGACTCGGGTGCGACCCTTACCGAAGGTGTTCGCATGGAGCCCACCTCGCTGTCGGCTAGCCAGATTCAGATCACCGTGTCTGAGCATGGTCAGGCTGTTGCCGTGACTGAACTCCTGCTCAATGCGTCGTTTGACGACGTCATGGCCTCGTCGTCGCGCCTCCTCGGCCGTCACATGGCTCAGAGCATGGACATTCAGGCTCGTAACACCCTGTACAAGGCTGGCGTGCCGTTCGGCGGCGGGTCGGCTGTGGCTCCGAGCGTCGTGTTCGGTCGCACCGCGGCCTCGGCTCGTGGCGCCATCAGCCCCTACGATGCCGGTACCCTCGGCACCGCCTCGGCCCCCGGCTACCTCAGCCCGGCTTCCATCAAGGACGCCGTGGAGGTGCTCGCTGGTCAGAACATCCCGCGTCTGGGCGACACCTATGTGTGCTTCGTTCACCCGTCGCAGAGCCGCTCGCTCCGTGACTGGCCGGAGTTCATTGAAGTCACGAAGTACGCCGCCCCCGGCAACTTCATGCTCGGTGAAATCGGCCGTCTGTACGATGTGGTGTTCATTGAGACCACGCAGGTCAAGAAGGGCTTGGACGCCACCGCGGCTTCCTCGTCTCTGTACGACCTCGGCGCGACCCTTGACTCGGCTTCGGCCGCTGGCTTCCAAGAGAACGCTGACGCCTACAACGCCATCATGATCGGTGACAACGCCTTCGGTCACGCCATCGCCCTCCCGGTTGAACTCCGCGACGGTGGTGTCATTGACTTCGGTCGTGAGCACGGTCTGGCGTGGTACGCGATCTGGGGCTTCGGAGTCATCACTCACGAGAGCCGCGTGATCCTCAACACCCTCGGTGGTGCGATTTCCTGAACTTAGGTTCAGATGAGATGTCGGCGGTGGGGGCCTATGGCCCTCACCGCTGATAATCTAAATACCAAACAACAAGGAGAAGAAGAATGGCAACCAGTAAAAACAACCCGGCTTTTGCCGAACTTGACGACACCGCCGATGTGGTGGAAGTCATTGAAGAGACCCCCGTGGTCTCTGCCCCCAAGTCTGCCCCGGCGCAGGACAACCTCGTCACGGCCCGTGTTAAGGGAACGTGGAAGATGTTCTGGGGCCGTGCAACTTACGATTTTGAAGATGGTAAGCGTTACCGCATCCCCCGCGATCTGTACGACTACCTCGTGCGACATTCAAACATTTACGACACCGTCTGAGGTAACTAATGGCTTTTATCGTCCCCAATGCGACTGCGACGGGAGCAAGCAAGAAGTTCATCAGCATCAACCAAGCCGAACCCGACTCGGTTGATCTGGAGTCTCTTGGCAACACCCGTAACTTTATTCGCAGTGGTGGGGCGGTAACTGTCTCTGGAACTAACAGCGTCGCCGTTTCCGCTGGTGTGGCGGTAATTCAAGGAGTTCCTTACTCCTTCAACTCCTTTACGACGACCGCGACCCTCCCGGCGTCTAACTCCCGGTTTGACCTTTTGGTTGTGCGCCTGACGGGGTCTACCGCCGCCGTAACCAACATCACAGGTACTGCCGATCCGATAAACCCGACCCTGCCTCCCAGTTCCTCGGTGCTGGAGACCGGTTCTACGGTGACGGAATACTACAACCCCAACACTGACGCCGTTCTTGCGTCCGTCTACCTCGTGGCGTCTACGAACCTAGACACCTCTTCAAACTACGCAAATCTTGTAGATAAGCGTATTTTGAGCGCCGAGCCCCTGACGTACACTTCGGCTAGCGCCCCGACACACAGTGCGAAGGATGTAGTGGGTGACACTGTCGTCTATAACGGCGCTACCTATATCAAGACCGCCGCGAGCACATGGGCCCAGATCGCTACCACCGTGGACACAGCGGCTGTAGCACTGCCGGTGGGCTCCATATTTGCGTTTGCTGGTACTCATAACACCTCTGCCTCGCCCAACTCGTCTTATTACATGGAGTGCGACGGCCGGTCACTGTCCACTACTACCTACGCTGGTCTGCATTCTGTAATTGGCTACTCGTTCGGTGGTTCTGGTGGAGCCTTCAATATCCCTAATTTGACCGGCGACACCGCCGTAGTGGGAGCGTCTCCGGCTGAGATGACCTCTACCAAGGTTGCAAGCACCTCTAATACCGCAACGCTTGCAGTTGCAAATATGCCCGCGCACAACCACGGAAATGTCACTGTTGACTTTGGTACGAAGTCTGGTACTGGTACTTACGATAACCACAGCCATTACATATTTGATGGAGGCAATAACCCCAACCTTAGTTTTGTACGGCGCAAGGGTGGCGGATACCCCGGTACGGGCCCAATCTATGTAATCCCCTATGACAGCAATGGAGATGGTATTGCTGACGGCCTCTCCGCTGTAAACGGCGGAATGGTTGTTGATGAAGTGGTCAGCACCTCTGGTATTGCTACCTACCGTGGCGTTACCGTAAGCGTACCAGTCGGGTCGGCTTCCGGGGCCGTACCGTCTCAAGGAAGCGGGACTTCCTTCAGCATTCTGCCGAAAAGCCTGCGTGTTCGTTGGTTTATCCGTTACGCATGAGCGACACCCCGATTGAACCCATTGAGGACGGGACCTCAGAGCAGATCATCTTGAAGCGCGGTTTTATGGTGCACCGCCTTCGGGAAACTCAGCCTGCTGTAAATCAGCCCGCTCAGGACTCTATTCCCGGAGCAGGCTCGGGCGATCAGTAGTAATATAGAGATTCATGGCGACAATCTCCGATATTTCTAAAATCGCAAGAAACTACTTACGAGACTTCCCCAAGTTCTTTCAAGTATCTTTTCCTGTTGTTGGACGTACCTACGAACTAGGCCACATCAACATTGACCCAAGTACCGTGTGGGTGGCCGTAGTCGGTGGCCCCGGAACGGCGGCGTCCACTTTGACGACTGCGGATTACGCATTGGACTCGCGCAACGGCATCCTACGCTTGGCTACAACGGCCTCGTCATCGCTGACGATACTGGTTGAGGGTTACTACTACGAGTGGGTTACCCCCGATGACCTTGACTTTTACACGCAGAAGGCAGTTGCTAAGCACCTCGTAAACATGAATCTGGCAATTGAGGAACTAGCCGATGTGGTGGTAAACGCCATTGGTATTGCGGCGATCACAGAGTGCCTCTGGGCGCTTATGACAGAGTTCAGCCGAGACATTGATGTGATGACCTCGGAGTCCATCCATATCCCTGCCAGCCAGCGCTTTCGTATGGTGCAGTCCCTGCTGGCGCAATGGGAAGAGGAGTACAAGAAGCACGCCACGGCCCTCAACATCGGCTTGGACCGCATGGAAGTCTTTACCCTGCGCCGTACCTCTCGTACTACCAACTACCTCATCCCACTGTACCGGCCCCGAGAACTTGGCGACTACAGCCCGCCCGAGCGCCTGTGGCCCACTATTGACCCGGGTGTCATTGAGAAGGAAACCAAGGAAGAAGACCTGCGTACGGATGTTCTCATAGACGGCGCTATCCCCACCGGCTCGTTCTCCAACATCGCGTACTACTGATAGCCATGGATGTCCGGCGCGAACTGTCCATGATTAGGAAGCATTACGCTTCCTACCAGAAGCAATCTGGCGAAGCCATTACTTGGTTTGAGTTCATCCCCTTGGGCGCCAGCGCCTCCGCCACCAGCCTGTATGACGATATCTACGATGAGGGTACCCCCAGCACTGGTGGGCGTCGGTACAAGGCTGGCGTGACTGTTCCGGTGCTCATGATCACCGAATCCGAGGACCAGAAGCGTGCCATCCCCGAGGGTCGCCAGCCCGTCCAGTTGGTCAACTTTGTCGCCTCCCTTGACGACTTCCGGGCGGCTGGAGTAACGGCCCCGTGGGAGTACCAGCCCCGCCTGAACGACATGTTCCTGTATGACGGTCGGTACTTCAGCGTGGTGTCCTACCGTGTCCGAGGCCGCGCCCGGGACGATGTCATGCTTGTCGTTGAGGGTATTGAGACGTACATTTCTCAGGAAATGGTTAATGATGTGGGGCCTGCTACATACACCACAAATAATTACCCTTGGCCTACAACACTCGCAAATTTGGGCTAAAATAACACTGCTAGGGATGTGCGTCCCCGGCACTATTTGCCTAGTTCCGCGAGGAGGTGTTGATGCCTGACTTTTCGTACCCATTAACCTCGCCGGAACGGGACGCGCTAGAAACCTCCCTGATGTTCCCCGTGCTTGATTTGGTGGGGCAAATACTTGACGAGGAAAGTGGTTTTTGGAGCCAACTTGACTCAAACATTGCCGCATTTGAAAAGCAGGTACAGCAGTACGTATCCTCCCTGCCGGGGTGGGAGTCAATAGGGCCCAACCTTCGGGTGGCCTTTGACGCCGACGATTACGTGCTCGTCTACTTTGTTGACGCTGACGAGCCCACGATTAACAAGTTTAGAGAACTTGAGTACGGGGACGGCATTAGTTCTCCGCAGTACGTCATTCGGAGACTGTCCCTAAACCCCGATTACCTAAACCAGATATATGAACAAACAGCGCTGGAGGTATCCCTGTGAACACGGGATTCCTGCTGGCAGAGGACGCGGCTGTTAAGGCACGGTTTTCAGGTATGACGGTGTCAGACGACAAAAATGGGGCACGCCCGGTGCAGGTGTTTTTCCGTTACCCCGAGGGCGAGACCGAGAGAATTTATCCATTTATTACTATTGAGGCTATAGACATTGTGCACGCCCTTGAGCGCCAGCATTCTGAGGTCACGATTTATGCCTCCACTAGCACCGCGGCATCCGCCCAGATCACGGGCCCCGCGGCCATGACGTACTGGCCGAGTGAGCATTATGACTTTACGCAGTATGTCTCCGACAGCCAACTGGTCGCCAGTAACGAGTTTTTGCCCGTGGACATCCTGTACCAAGTGTCTACGTACACCCGCTCCGCTATGCACGACCGCCAGTTGACCTCCCAGATGCTTCACAGCCGAGCCCGCATGCGGTGGGGCTTCATTGACGTACCGGCAGATAACACTGTCCGTAGGTTTGATCTTCTTGATTGGGTTACAGCCGACCTCCTTGACCCGGAGGCAGGCTACCGAAAAAGAATATTTAGAAAAGTATATACTCTCAAAATGTCAGCAGAAATGACCACACATGATTTGGTTGTGTCCAAGCGTGCGACTCAAATTCATAGTAGTATTTCTGATACGAACTCCAACCTGTCCGAAACTGTCCAAAACTAATCCATTGGAGGATTAACTATGCCTTACACTCGTCCCGGAGTCTACGTTACTGAGTCTCCTCTTAAGAGCACCGTCCGTCGTAGCGCTGGTACTTCTACCGCCGCGTTTGTCGGTAAGTTGTCCCGTGGTTCCATGAACCCTACTTTGATTGATTCGTGGTCTGGTTTTACCTCTAAGTACGGTGAACTCTCGCAGACCAACGATGTGGCCTACGCCGTGTACCAGTTCTTCGCAAACGGTGGGCGTAATTGCTACGTTTCCCGCGTTGCGTATGCAAATGCCGCCGCCGCAACCGCTGGATCGGTTATGTACTTTACGCCCAGCACGGGTAGCGCCTCGGCTCGCCTGTTTGGGGCTACGGCCATTGACCCGGGTGTGTTTGGTAACCGTCTGGGCATCGTGAACAGTGCTGGTGTTGTCAGCGCAACGTCCTCGGTGTTGCCGACCTTCAACCTGTCTGTCCGAGTTGACGGAGTTGAGGTGGAGTTCTGGACTGAGTTGAGCCCGGACCCCGATAACAACCGCTATGCGCCGACGATTGTCAACACCTACTCCGCCTATGTCAACCTGAATAACTTTGCCTCTGTCAATGCCCATGCTCAGTTTGTGTACTCAAACACGGGAGCCAGTGTCTCTCTTGCTGGGGGTAGCGATGGAACTGCCGCCGTCTCGGCGCCTGCTGATTGGGATGCCCCGTTCCAGACTGCGTTCACGAAGTTGCTGGATGTCCCGGAGCCGTTGCTCATCAATGCTGTCGGTCAGTCCCGCACTGAGATTGTGCATGGAGCCCTTCAGTTGGCGGCTGACCGTGGGGATTCGTTTGTGATCATTGACCCTTCGCCGTCGCCCACGACCGCTGGTGGTGTCACGACAGTGACTAACGCCTACACCACCAACACCAATTACGGTGCGGTGTACTACCCGATGCTGAAGATGACGGACCCGGCTAAGACGGGTATTGGCGCGATTCGCAATACCTACCCCGGGGGCGCTGTCGCAGGACTGTACGCCCGCATGGAGTACGAGCGCACTGTCGCAAAGGCCCCGGCTGGCTATGGTTTTGAAATCCGTAACGCCCTTGGGTTGGTCAATACCTTTACCGAGACCGAGGTAGGTACCCTGTACACCGCGGGTGTGAACACTTTTAAGGCAGTTCCCGGAGCAGGAGTTATTGTTCAGGGTGCCCGCACCCTGAAACTGGACCGCCCTGACAAGTACGTTACTGTGCGCCGTTCCTTGAACTACGTCAAGTTTGGTGTCTCGGAAATCGCCAAGACGGCACTGTTTGAGCCCAATGACAATCGTCTGTGGAACTCTCTTACGATGCGTATCAACAAGTACTTGTCTGACTTTTGGGGAGCGGGTGGTCTCAAGGGCCGTACCCCGGACGAGGCGTTTTTCGTGGTTTGTGACAGCACCAATAACACGAACACCACGATTGACGATGGGGTCGTCAACATCAGCGTTGGTGTCTCCTTGCTGTACCCCGCAGAGTTCATCGTTATCAATATCAGCCAGTGGCTCGGCGGGGACGCCGCCAATAGCATCTAAGGAGAAATATGGCTCAGTTAATCCGTACCGACCCTCTGCGTGACTTTAAGTTCACAGTGGAGATTGCACCCTTTTCTACCAAGTTGGGGGCTATTACAAGGGACATCGGAAAACTTGGTTTTGCCGTTGTCTCCGGCCTCAGCGTGAGTAATGAGATGATCCCGTACCGTGAGGGCGGGATGAATACCCACCCGCATAAGATGGTCGGCCAGTCTGACTTTGGTCCGATCACCTTTAGCCGTGGTGTGTTTGAGAAGCAAGACCAGTTGTGGCGGTGGCAACAGTTCCTGCATTCGTGGACGCAGGCTACCCCGAACGATAACGGTAGTACCGGCGTGGACGATTACCGCTGTGACATTACTGTTAGCGTTTATGACCACCCGCACTCTGCCGCTGTGGCAACTGAGACCAACGCTGGGTATTCCACTGACCCCGGCACGTTGAACCGTAATGTTGTCCCCGGCAACAAGAAGTTGTCTTTTACCATTTACAACGCTTGGCCTGCGGGCTATGCTTTGGGTGACCTCAACGCTGGTAATAGTTCTATTATGATTCAGCAGATGACTGTCAACCACGAAGGATTCACCATTAACTGGAATCCGACCTGATCCGTACCCCATAAGGAGCATTAAATGTCAGAAGTTAAGAGTCTTGAGTCGTTGGCCGCAACACCTGCGCCAACGATGCCACAACCCCCGGACACCGTGGTAACACTTATCCGAGGTATCAGCCTCGGTGATACGTGGTTGGACACGGCTGTAGTTCGTGAAATGACTGGCGCAGATGAAGAGTTTCTCGCCAACATGGAAACTAAAACGAACGCCAATTATGCCGATTACGTGCTGGCACTACTGAAGCGCACTACGGTGTCTATTGGGAGCCTCAACATCAAGGAAAACCCAGACATCCTTAACGAGTTGATTATTGGTGACCGTGACCTTCTGTTCTTGAACGTCATCAAAGCAACGTACGGTAATGACCGCGAGTTCAAGGTGATTTGCCCTCATTGTCAAAAGTCAAACGACCTGCTGGTTGACTTGAGTGCTGACTTCCCGATTGAGGGTGACACCGAGTCGGCCCGTAAGCCCCTCTCGGTTACTCTCCGTAATGGGGTAGAACTGCTGATTAACCACCCCACCGCTATTGACAGCGCCCATATCGGAAAGTCAAACAAGAATACCGCGCAACAAAACACGATGATGATCGCCAAGTGCGCGGTCATTAATGTCCCCAACAAGGAGGAGTGGGCGCGTACCCTGAACGTCGCAGACCGCTCAACCATCATTAACACCATTTTTGATGCCAAGATTGGCCCGTCCCCTCGGGAGGTGAATGCCCCGTGCGGCCATTGCGGTGAAACCATCACCCTAATGTTTGACTGGGTCTCACTTCTATTCGGTTAATCTGGATAGTATATACTGGGAATACAACACGATAGCCACTGCTTACAAAGGGTTTTCCTTAACTGAAATGAAGAACATGCCCGTCAGGGAAAGGGAGTTCTGGGGCAAACTTGCCCAATGGCAATCTTAATAAACGGAGGAAACAGTGGCTGAACCGAACATCACAGGATCGGGTAACGATCCGTTTTCCGACCCGTTTGCTGATCCGTTTGGTCCCGGAGCAACCGCCCCCGTTCAGCGCCCCCGTACCTTCCGTGACCGCGCCCGTGGTGGTATGGAGGGATTTGCTACATTTGCAAAGGGCGCTGGCGAGTTTGCACGAGCCGCTAGAGAGATACGCCGTGAGGCTAAGGCCGCGGCACGAGACCTTGACGCACTGGACAAGGCCGCTGGTCGGGCCGGTAGGGGTCTTGGGCGACGCAGAGGAGGGGGAGGGGCTAAGAGCCCAGTTTCCGCTGGTAGCCACGGTCATCCCACTTTAAATAACAGTTCCCCCGATGACGATACATCAAGCCGTACAAATTATAGTATGGACCCTTCACGGAGTGGTGGGGGCTTCGGTGGCGGTGGGATTGGTATGTACGGGGGACAAGCAATCCCCGGCAGAGGCCAGCCCGGTAGTGGGTTTGCTATGGGGGCGATGGCAGTTGGTCAATTCCTTGGGGGACTGACTGGCTCAATGGACGCACGCATTGAGCGTGGCTATGTCTATTCATCTTCAGCCGACAAGATGAGTGTCCTGTACCAGCAGATTACTGGAATGAGTAATGCTCAAGTTCGTAATACCTACCGTCAACCATTGACTAACTATCGTTTGGGTGAGACTGGTATAAACACGTTGCTCGGTCTTCAAGCATCCACGGGTATTTTGGCTCGCAATCAAGCGTCGTTTGCCGAGGGTATGCGAACTCTGTCCGGATACAGCCTCAGTACCGAAGACGTTGCAAGCATGCTGGGCAACTTGGGTAGCGCCCAAGTAGCCAACCGCATGTTTATGACAACCGGAATGAGTTTGTACAAGCCGGGTGGTGGTCAGCGCTCCGGTACAGAACTCCTACAGCACCTCGCTCGCGCCTCCGGACTTACTGGGCTTCGTAACCCTGAGTCAGCGCTCCAGCAGGGTAGTAACACCCGAATGCGGCTAGCCGATATGGGTATTGACCAAAAGACACAAGACTTGGTTATTCAGTACGCCATGGCAAACAAGCAATACCAAGCCAAGCAACCGGGTGCTGGTATGTATGACCCGTCCAACCAGCGCCAGCGTGAACTCATGGGTATTGAGCAGAACTTCGCTACGCAGATGGAAGAGACCACCCGCGTTAAAGTGAACCGCGAAGAAGACTTTTATGGAAGACAGCAAGACAACTTTGCCAAACTAGAGCAAAGAACCCAAAGCCTTGAGAAGATGTTTGGTCGTCTAGAAGACCGCTTGTCAGGCATAGTCGGTAAGGGTATTGAAACAAAAAGTGCACGAAATGTACTCGGAAGCGTCCTTAAGGGTGTTGGCCCTCTAATGTCAATGGCGGGAGCGGCCCTGAGCCTCACTGGCGCCGGGGCGGCTTTTGGAGCACCCCTAATGGTTGCTGGAGCGGTCGCTACTGCCGCTGGAACTGCCATGGGTCCCGCAGGTGACGGAGCGGCAGGCAGTGGGTCACGGACAGGCACCCCGTCAACTAACGCTACGGGTACCACAACACTTCAAAAAGTTACTTCACAACAGTCGTTCTCCAGACTTCACCCAACAATGAAAGAGCGGGTTCTTAAACTCATACAGGCATCTGGTGGTCGGGTTGGGTTTGACAACGGATACCGAGATTCCGCACAACAAGAGTCCATGTTCCGGTCACGGTACGCAGAAAGCGCTGAACCTACTGACATTTTCTGGGACGGTAAGTACTGGAAGAAAGTGCGTGGGGCAGACGCCGCCCCTCCGGGACGCTCAATGCATGAAATTGGGTTGGCCGCTGACCTCACTGGTGACATGGAGTGGATTAAGGCTAACGCTGAGCGGTTTGGTCTTAAGCATTTCGCCAACGTAAACGACGAGCCTTGGCACGTTCAACCGTCTGAATTGCCGAATTCTCGCAGGCAGTACGAAGCCGCTGGAGCGCCGTGGGGTATCCCTGTGGGGGCACGCGCTTTTACCCCCGGTGGTAGCGGTAAAAACGCTGAGCACTCCAGTAGCGGTGGTTCCGGAACAGACGCTTCCCTGTTTGCGCTTAAGGGCATGACTATGTCCGAAGCAATACGTTCATTCCGCATGATGGGCGCATCAGGCATGTCCAGTTCCTCTGGCGGAGGTAGGGTTGTTGCTAAACGACGGAACATCACTCAATCTCGGTTTGACGTACCCGCTGATTTCCGCAATGGCGGTATGGCGAAGAGCAATGTGGATATTGCTCAATGGTCAGCAGACTTTTTGCGCCGAGTGGGAGCCCCCGTAACAACAGCCAACCTTGAATTGATGTCTGCGTGGATCAAGGCTGAGGGGACTCGTGCATCCTTTAACCCCCTTGCCGTGGTGTCCAAACCACGCGACGGGGCGGAGTCCCTAGGCCAGTGGAGTGACTTCAACAGTACTGGGGTCAAGAACTTCGCAAACTATGAGCAAGGTATGCGGATGAACGTGTACCACATGCAGAACCACGCCAAGGGCGTGCTTAATGCACTCAGAGGGGGCAAAAACCCGTACCAAGTGGCTGAGGCCATAGAAAGAATGTACGCAAATTGGGGAGGGACAACCGCCACTCGGTCGGTGCTCAAGTCCCGAGGAATCAGCGAGACAGGCGACGGTATGGCACCGTCAGCGCCCAGCATGGGCACCAGTACTACATCTTTCACGGGCGGTACGACATTTAATATTTCTCCTGTAATCAATCTTATGGGTAGCGGCAACACTCAAGTTGACGCACAGATTATTGCTAGAGAAGTAACCCGCATTATTGAAAATGAAATGCGGTTGCGAGAGTTGAGGAGCGCATAATGGGTAATTCGTATTCTACAAACCAGTGGTATGGGTTGCCCGGAGGTGTAACCGGTGCGCCAACGGGTGGTCTAGCCCGGACGAGCGTAGATAATCCTGAATTCTTGTACCCCAAAAAGGTTCGTAAAAACCTTGGGGGTGGGCCCGACAAGGTAATTCAACGGGGGTTCATTCGGTCGCTGTTGACTGAAGTGCCCGGACTTACTGGTGTTTTACCAAACCGTAGGTTCTTTTTTCAATTTAATCCGGAACGCATCATGCGAAGCGTGTCAGTGTCCAGTGGGATGATGATGCCCTTGCTTCAGGACGCACAGCAGTTTTCTGTAGCCACGCCGGGAAACTCAACATTTTCATTTGATATTTTCTTAAATCGTGAGGCGGAAGTAAACCAAAACACAACAGTGTCATCACCTGCTAACGCAGAAAATGTATCACTTGATTTCATTACATCCAATCCTCAGCAGTTTGGTGTTTTGTCAGATTTATCGGTTCTTGACACAGTTATCGGTCAAGGTGTATCTCAAGACACCGTGGAAGCGTTGGCTAAAATTCAAGCAATTAGTTCCACATGGGAAGCGTCAGACACTACTGGCGGTTCAGTATCTGCGCCTTTAACTGAGGCTGACGCCGCGGAGGCACTAGGTAAAGTTTTTGGTAACAGCGCATTTTTAATTAGCACGCCAATACGTATTGTTTTCTCGTCACTATTTATGGTTGATGGTTTTATTACGGGTTCGGCCGTACAGTTTTCAAAGTTCAGTGAAAACTTAGTTCCAACTATGTGCGCGATTAACTTGACTGTTGAGGCTAAATACATTGGCTTTGCACGACAGCGCACGTATTTAACTGACGCGCTTAGTAGTATGGTGCCAAACCCCTCTGCTGGTGGTGCGTTACCGCCAACTAGCGTGGTAGGGGACACTGAGGAATATAGATACTTGGTTGATATAGTCAAAAAGTTACCTCAATATCAAATATCATTACATGGTACTGATGCAGATGATCACAGTAGTCGTTGGGATACATACGATAAAAAGTATGTTGACATAATGCACTACAACACTTTTTTATTTCGTTGTGGTTTTGTCGGTGATCCTGAACAAGCACAAATATACAGGGAGTTCAATAACGGTAGATACTCAATATCAATTAGCCATAAGCCCTACGTCAAAGTTTGGCGTGCGTATGCTAATGAAGCAGAAAAAGCCGCCGCTTTTTCTAGTAACATCACACGTTCGTATCAACCACTTGGTATTTCAGGTGGAGTGCCCGACGCAAACGGCATTCAAAAAGATGTAAAACTACTGAATGTAGTGGGCGTTAATGCAACTATCACCGACGCGGCGTCGTGGAGGCGATTAGCGAGATATGGTGGTGGTGATGATACTCCGGGCCTTAACCCCACAGAAGATAGCGCCTACGACAACGTCAATAACATAGTGTGGGAAAACGCAAAAGCCAATCGGGAAACAATCGCTGAAAAAGAGGCTGACAATCTGTATTTAAGTCTTCCATCGTACTCATCAATAACAGATGCGGCTAAAAATACTAAACTTTTTGTTGAGTATGGTCTTTATTTGGAAGTAAAACTGTTCTCATCTAAAACAAGCAGTCGCCCAAGTGTTTTATATATAGAGCAGTCCGGAATAAAAACTGTATTTGCTAAAGATAAATCAGGATTTGTATTTAAAATAGACCCGAGTCAGGCGAAATAATGGCTTACGTTCAAACAACATCACGATACATAAAAACAGTCTCTCAAGACGGTACTTACGAAGCAAGAAGGAAATACTTTAACAATAAAAAATACTATACGTACACAACAAAAGACGGGGACAGTTTTGATTTAATCGCGCACCGAGTCTTTCAAGACCCAGAAAGGTTCTGGGAGATCGCTGACCTCAATCCCCATGTGCCATTCCCAGATGAGATTCCTGTTGGAACTACGCTAAGAATCCCCGCAAAATGATCTTTAAGTCTTCAAGCCCCATTTCACCCATAACTGACATTGTGGTGCACAACGTCCCTTCACGGAACACATCCATTGTGCAGGTAGAACTGGCGCTTGAAGAGAATAGGCATGACATGCTGAAGATAGTCATTGCCGGAGTGCCCCCGAGTGTAATCACTGAATACATTGGTAAACCTGTGTATGGGTTCCTTGACTTTGGTGTTAACAACCATGAGTTTTGTGGGTACGTCGCCTCAGTAGACCCCGTCTTCCGAAACAAGGATGGCATTGTAAACGGAAGTCTATTTCAAGAAGTAACCCTTATCTGCATGGGCGCTTCCTATGCTATGCGAGCAAAAAAGAATCGCGTCTGGCAGGGTCAAACTCTTGACCAAATCGTAAGTACTATTGCAGACGAGCACCGGGTCAGTTTTTCGTGCGAGCAAGACCCTTTTGTGTACGACCGTATTGTGCAAACTGAGGAGTCGGACTGGCAATTTTTGAATAAGTTGGCGCAACTGTACGGTATGTCCTTTTCACTGCACGGTACACATCTACATTTTTGGAACCCGATGCGGGCCCTTGGTCGTGGCATCTCGTATCACAAACTGCGTAACGTCCGTGGGTTAAACATGGAGACACAAACCACGCCCGCAACAATTTTGTCTTTACACGGTTCCTTTGGCGATACGGTCAACCCCCGAACGTCCCACACTTTGACGGCGGTGAGTGTAGACAATCAGGGGTTAGTACACTCCGGTCTGCCATTTGACGAGCACACGGGTTTTGGAAAAGAAGTAACACTGGACGTAACAGACCAAATCAGCGTGAACGGCACATCGGCTCTAATGATTGACCATACGATTAAAGCCCGTAGCCGTGGTGTCAACACGCTACTTGCTTCTGTGGAGTTAACTGGTACAGCCGGTGCCCTGCCCGGTGGTGTTGTCTCCGTGTCTGAGTTTGATTCAACATTTGATGGCTTCTGGTACGTTAAGTCGGTAACTCACACAGTTACTAGGGATGAGTTCTTTACAAAGATGTCTATCGCCAGTAATGACACGAATGAAGAAGAGCCATATATGTCAATTAAATCGCAAATACCAGTTATTCCGCGACCAGCGTTTCTTAACGGCTCTTGGTGTTCTACAACTCAACTTAAGGACATTTATGTATAAAAAAGTTATTAAAATTACTTTAATAGCATTTGTTTTGTTGTCTTCATTCTTTTCGTTTAGCATGTATCAAACATACAGAGAAATAGATAAGGATGAGTTATGAGATCAATCTATTTGCCATTTCAATTTAATAATGGAAAAGTTGCAACTACTTCTGATTTTGATGAAATTATTAAACAAAAAATCATTGATGTGCTTGCGGTAACCAAAACTGAGCGGCCAATGCGCCCTCGGTACGGTCTTGGTACTTATACCTTTTTGTATGAGCCTGTTGACCCCCTGATCTGGGAGGACTTTAAACAAGACGCCCTAGTAGAACTCCGTGAGGCCGTGTCGGGTGTACGTATTAACGACATCGTGATTGCCGAGGGGGATGGGTCTCGTGGAGAAGAAGAGGGCTCCACGATTTACGTAACTGTTTATTATTCTATAAATCCGTCGCAGAAATCCAGTGTTACACTTACTGTTAGCGACATTTTGAACGAGGAAACCTATGGCTAATTTTGATTACACGGCAAGAGACTACAGTAGCGTTCGTGAAGCGCTGTCGGCCCGCGCCTCCCGCTCTATTCCTGAATGGGTGGGGGACGACCCTTCGGACTTTATGTCCACATTGATTGACCTGTGGGCGTACACCGCTGACACACTTCATTACTACATTGACCGCGCATCCACAGAAGCCTTTTTGGGCACCGCGACCCAGCGCGAGAGCGTCTTGGCTCTGGCTAACCTTTATGGCTACACGCCTAATTACCAGCGTTCTGCAACTGCCACGTTAAGCCTGACCAATACGGGGGCATCTTCCGTTACTGTCCCGGCCAACACCAAGTTCATATCTACAACGGGGCAGTACTTTTACAATGAGGAAGCGCTATCTATCTCCGGTAATAGCACTGGGTCATTGAGTGTGCGCCAAGGCACACTAGTCAGTAGCGAAAGCCTGACTTCCTCCACCGACTCCACCCGTACCAGTAGCGACGGTACCTTTGGGCAACGGTTCAACATTTATCGTACGAGCGTTGACCCCACCACGGTACGAGTGTTTGTCGCTGAGGGCGCTGGGGGCGCAACAAAAGAATGGTCGCGGGTAAACACCCTTGTAAGTTACGGACCAGACGACTCAGTATTCTCAGTTTATATAGATTCTAACCAAATAGCGCAAGTAGTATTTGGTAATGGATTGAATGGGCGCATTCCACCGATTAACGCGCAAATAACCGCGACGTATGGGTATTCAGATGGTTCACTGGGGAATGTGGGTAGCAATACGATCACCCGTCTTGCTACGTCGTCACTTCCCACAATAACAACCATTACTAACGTCTCGCCCGCGGCCGGTGGCTTGGACTTTGAAAGTATTGACAGTATCAAGCGGGCCATTCCGGGTGCACTGCGTACTAGGAGTGGCGCCACCACCCTGTCGGACTTCAGGGACTTGGCTCTTGCTACGCAGGGTGTATCTAAGGCCACTGTCTCCTACACGGGGTCCTCGTCCAGCGGAGCGTCTATCACCGCCACGGTAGTCCCAGATCAGACAGCCTACCTAACTGATGGAGCGGCGTCAGTCAGCATTAGCACCGACTTGCGTGACCGAGTTGCTCGGGAACTTCTAGATAACGCCCTTCTTGGGGTTACCCTGATTAGCGTTCCCTCTTCCGTAACCTTCACTAAGATTTATGTGTACTTTGATCTGTACGTAAAGTCAAATTACGTACAGTCTGTCGTTGTTGCGGATGTTAAAAACGCGGTAGAAAACCTTTTTGCGTTTACTTCTGTCTCTTTTGGTCAAGTTGTAAATATCGGAGAGGTTTATCGTACCGCCATGGCTGTTGCTGGCGTGGATTACTTGATAGTCAAGGGCTTCACAACCACCAGCGGGGGTACGACCACCATTGATAACAGTGGCAAGATTACGGTTGGGGCAACGTCTTTGCCAAAACTTGGTGTTGTAACCATCACCGCCTCAGGGGGAGTCTCAGCAGTCTAATGGCAAAGAAAGCATTTGTCTTTAAAAGTAATCTAGGTACCACCGCCAGTACCTCTGGCTCATTCCTACAGCCGGGGACCGCCAATATCGGCACGGACGATTCATCAGCATTTAAGGCTGATGGGTACACCCTTCCCCCGGTAACCATCGGTTCAGCATCATTCCTGTCGGCTACCCCGACTAATTACGGAGAAGTGTTAGTGGAGTGGGGCATCACCAGTGCCTTGTCAAGTGTCGTCAGTGCCACACCTAGCGCCACAGAATTGATTCTTGTTTATTCCGCGTATGGCCCACCCCAAACCTATTTGGATGGGCAGGTGCTTGTCACGATTACAAACGCAAACACAGTTTCTTCATTTACCCATGATGGGCTCGCTGGTGGTACATGGGCGTACTACTCGCTGTTTGTTAAGTACCAAGCAACCGGCACGCGCTCATGGTACGAGCGCTTAGCCTCAACAGAGACGTTGGTAGTTAAAAATTACAATTCATTAGCGTCCCTGTATCGCCGTGTTCCACTGCATTACCGCCTGTTGGATGACCAACTTGGTCTTACCAATATCAACAGTGAGCACATCTCGGTCCTCCCTACCGACCTCGTTGTGTCAGGACCACTGCGGCGCATGCTGGATGTGTTTGGTTGGGATATTGACGTTTTAAAGACAACTATTGACTACGTAATTAGGCAGAAAGACCCGTACGTTGCGAACAGTGAAATGTTGGAGCAACTGGCTAAGGAAGTCGGTCTGCCGATTGAAACTGTGGACCTTGGCCCAGCCCGCCTTCGGGATTTGATTTCCAACTTTAGGTATTTGACAGAAAACGAGGGGCTGATCACAGGTATTGAGGAATATATAACGGCTTTGGCAGGTAGTGACACAGAAATAAAATTTAGTAACCCGGATTTGTTTACTGCTACGCAACACGCTATCTCCAGCCTTGCTACAACGACTTCCCCAACTCAGGTACCCACGACGGATCAGTGGCTCATGGAAGTGCAAGACCTTGGTGGCGGGGCATCGTCTCAAGCAGTTGCCGCCTCTTCTACCTATTACGGTAAAGCACTATGCGAGAATAACACGGCTGTACGCATTACGTCTGGCGCCGCATCGGTCAACACCGGCGTGTACGTAGGATGTTTGAAAACAAAGATAACGAATGTTAGCCAAGCCAGCCGTTTGTACATGGAGTACGGGGCTGTTTACGGAGCAACACCCAGTAACGGCGCAAGTGTTATTGGCGCGGCTGTACTGAGTAGCGTGACCGCGGCTTCGGCAGTGTCATACAGCCTCACCACGGGGGCAAGCACATCATTGGAGGGGTTCGTGTCCTCAGTAACGGACGGGCAAGCAAATGCGTGGTCAGTGCCTGTTGACTTTGGGGTTGTGGGTAACGGCTCAACAACGACCTCAGATATGTACTTACATATTTGGGTTGCGTCTAGATACAACAACAACCCTTTGCATTTTGTTCCAATTGTGTTGAAGACACAAAATAGGTACCCCTACTACATTGACGTTTATTCCCAGCGTCTTAACCTTGTGCGCGACCCGCAGTTTGTTAACGGGATAAGCACTTTGTCAGAGAGCAGTAACACCACTTCTTACTGGAGAGTCGCGGGGTCCTCTATTACAGGGACATCCGTAGCCGACAAGGTTGCAACGATAAGCACCAGCGCGTCGTCTACGCTAACTCTGAGTACAGACGTAACGCACACCACTAACGGTAAGAGGTATACGCCACTAAAGCGGGGCGTGGAGTACTACTTTTCTATAGATGATATAAACGACAATATTTCGGCTGTTCAAGTGCGTCTTGACAACGCAGAAATAACGCTCGTTACGCAGTCCACCGTGTACAGGAGTGAAAACCTGTCTAGCGGAGGTAAACGAAAGTACTGGCAGATTGTAATCCCGAGCACGGCTAACACCTATCCGGAATCGGCCAACGTGTACCACATTGCCTTGACCGCCAATGTCTCTGCATCCAACCTGTCCCTGAAGGTGTCACGCCCTCTTCTTGAGCCGTATGCCCCGGGGGCGTACTTTGATGGCGACACGGAGCAGGGTGGTTGGCTCGGCGTAGGTAGTGGTGGCGGTGGCGCCAACGCCGACCACCGCTGGGGTGACAGTTCACAGCACTCTAATTTCTCTTATTACACCTCTGACTACCGCCGAACGGTTGAGACTGTGAAGAGGCTCATGGAATATATCGTTCCGGTAACAGAGCAAACTACTGCCCTAACCAATTTGAGGTTTGACCGCATACCCGGGTATTCGGGTACGCTGTCTCTATGATCATTATTGGTGGCCTAGCGGTTTACAAAGCCATACATGTTTTAACCACGCTCATTCCAAAGGAGTTGAGTGCGTGGGTTACCGTCCTCGTCGGCGTCGTTCTTGGCATTGGTGCGTCGTGGTGGCTATCCGAAAACAATGTATTGCTTTCAGGATTGGCGATGGCTACAATCGCCGGTGCCACCCAGTCGGTGTTGCGACTGGTCACCCTTACTGGTGATCTGTCCCTGCGCCGGTCGCTCAAATAGGAGAACAAAATGCCCAAAGCCAGCCGAGGTGTTATTGGCGTTATCGGCAACGGTCGCGCCACCGCCAACATCATTGAAGACAGCCTGAACGAGTTCGTTGACAACAACGACTTCGTTCTCCCGTGGTACGGCGGGAAGCCCAGCGACAGCATGGACCGTGTGTACACCGCCATCATTGACTTTGACCACCCGTACCACATCGTCGGGAACGGCGCCCCCAAGTCGCTGGTCAAAACAGCGCTGGAGCACCATCAGTCAGAAGACCCGATGGACGCCACCGTACGGGCAACCCATGACCTTGGTGGCGACACCATCCTCGTGTTGTGGGATGACGAGGTAGCCACGGAGAGCGCCATCCTGCAAGCGCACGCATACGGTATGCGCCTGCTTGATCTGACCAACGCCCTCGCCCCGATTGATGTGGTTGACCCTGAGACCCCGGCGCCTGCTCCGGAAGCACCCGAAGAGGATGCCCCGGAGGATAAGGAGATTGACAAGTTCTCCGAGGATGAGTTGCGTACGCAACCGATTGCGGCTCTTCGCCGTCAGGTCAAACTCTTGGGCTTGGACTACGAGAGGTCAGCCACGAAGGAAGAGTTGATCAGCGCACTCTTGGGGGGCCTGCAAGACGTTGGTCTTAAGCAGGAAGCCCCCCAAGAGGTTGCTAAGGCGTTCCCCATTCCGAAGAGCGGGTGCCTCGCTTTGTCATGGGATGACAAAGTGGAAACCATCACGATCAGCGCCGAGACGGTTGGGGCAGTTCAGGAAATGTTCAACGGTCTGAAGAAACTTCTTCAGGGTTAAGAACTACTTCACTTCTTCTTCTTGGGAGCGGCCTTCTTGGCCGCGGCCTTCTTGGCCGCGGCCTTCTTCTTAGCCGGTCCCTTGCCGTAGCCGGGGTCCTTCTTATTGCTGATTCCACATCCGCATTCCTTGCACATTGTCATTCCCCCTTTCGGTGCTTCGCAGTTTTCTTGGCGATGCTTTTTGGTTGCTTGACAAATTGCTTGCCCTCGGCGTTGCCCTTGGCCTTGGCACGATTCGTAGACGCCTTTTCAGAAGGGGTCAACTCATCCCACGCCTTGTCCGGTAGGTAACGCTTCTTGCCCTTGGACGGCTTTCCATCAGAGGTGCGCCACTTCTGGTCCGTCCATTCATCAAGGGACTTCTGCGACTCTTTCTTAGCCATCAGTCCTTGTAACCCCCGCCCTTCTTCTTGTACTCAGACGCAAGAAGTTGGGCTTTACGGGCAGACCACTCGCCGGGATCGCCACCCTTTGAACCGGCCTTGATCTTCTTAAACAGTTCCTCACGCATACCCGGCTTGGTGTAATTACCGGCTTCGTTGACCTTAGATTCGGTCTTCTTTTTCTTAGCGGCCATGGTTACTTTTTTCCTCTATTCCGTGCACGATTCTTAGATGGTTCCTCTGCCACGATTCCACCATCTTTGGTATGGGACATATCCTTACCACCCTTGCCCATAACCCCACGCTTACGGCGCTCTTCAGCAAGTTCACGACGCTTCTCCTTCTCTTCGGGCTTAGCGTTGTACTCCTTGTTGTAGGCGTCCTTCTTCTTACGGGCCTCCGGGTTATCCCGGTAATACTGCGCGGTTTCTTTGGGACTACTGGTCTTGCGAGGAGCCATTACCACTTCACCTTGTCAGCCCAGTAAGCGGCTGACATCTTGCCTTTGGCAATGTTCTTGGCATGGCGGGACTTAAAGGAAGCACGCTTGTCCTTCATGCGCTCGGACTCCCCCGCCTTGGGCTTACCAGCGGTCTCAGCACCCTGCTCGCCAAAGCGAATCGTCTTGACCTGATCGCCCACCTTGGCGACAACAATGTGCGACTTGGTCGGGTGGTCCGGCGTTGCCTTCGGCTTGTTGTAACCCGAGACACCGGCTCGCGCCAATCGGGGGTCTTTCTTACTCTCAGCCATGATTACCTCACTTCGTTGATGCGCGGAGTTGCCACGACCACTTCATGTGCATGTCAATCCGCTCTGAAATAAAATTAAGAATACCCTGCTGATTTTCTTTCTCAGCATCCTTAAATGTAACATACAACTGCTTGATAAGTGCCTCATTGGCCGTCAGCAGTGCCCCGGCCATAGCCTTGGGGGTGGGGGAGACATCTTTAAAAGCGATGGTACGCATCTCAATAAACTTTTGTAGATTGAAGGGGGCGTACTCATCCAATTTGCGGAGGTTTTCAGCAATCGGGTCAATAGAGCCGTAGGCGTCCTCGTAGATGTCTGCAAAGAGGCCGTGGTACTGGCTGAAGTCCTGACCCTCTACGTTCCAGTGAAACCCATGGGCCATGAAGTAGAAGGTGACAACGTCTGAGAGAAGGGCTTTGAGGGACTTCGTAAGTCCGGTGCTGGATGCCATGTGGTCTCCTTGAAAACAGGGCTGGGGCGCTTCAGTAACTCTACACCAAAGCGCCCCAGCCTGTTTAACCACCACCGGTAAACCGGGCACCGAGGAGAACCACCAACTCGGTCTCCGAAGATTAGCCTCAACAAACCGTGTATGCAACACTTGGCGACGGGTTTGTGTGTATAGTCTCCGGCACACCAAGGAGACCACCGTTGAGCAACAAGATTCAGGGGCCTTTTGCTCCGATGCCCATATGGGCATTTGACCTGATCAGCAGGCGTGGGACGCCAACCCATACCCACATCTTGATGACCATCTTGCGGTTGACCCCACTCACGGGGCCCAAGCCCCTGACCGTCTCGGACATCGCCCAGTCCTCGGGCATGTCTCCGGAGACCGTCAAGCGCTCCCTTCGGTGGCTGGAATCAGCCGGGATCACCACCTCCACACGGCTCTCTGGTAACCGTGGGAAGCACATCGTGGTGCGGTTCCGTGCCCCCAAGAGGGGGGTCACCAGTGACCCCACCCTACCCCAAGGGGGGGTCACCCATGACCCATCAGGGGGGTCACCCATGACCCCACCCCGAGCCCCTGAGCAGGGCGAATTCCATAGTAGAGATAGTATTAGAGACGTAGTACAAAGGGAAATGTCTAAAGACATTTCCCTTTGTGGGCTTCGCCCGTTTTACGAAGGAGATGAATCCATGCCTATTTTTGGCGCCGATCCCGATGACACTAGAGAATGGGACGAGACCCCCGCTTTGGAGAAGTTGTCGCACGACACGACCGATGTGCTCCAACACTTCAACTTCGTGGCGCGTCAGGTTGGGGCCACCCCCGTGGCTGTAAAGGACCGCCCCGCCTTCAGGATTCAGATCAAGCGCCTCCTGAAAAACGGAGTGACCCCCGCCGACCTCCAGCGCATGGTTGACAAGTTCTTCACTTTCTCCCGGAACGTAGAGTCCAGCACTCCGTGGAAGTACTTCTGCACCAACAGCGTCCAAGCGTCCCTCTTGGCAAGCACCACGGAGATCGTCGCCGTCAGCCCGATTCTCGGATGGGTTGCCGATGAGTTTGAGTACACCGATGTGCTTCCATGGGATGAGGAGATCAACTCCCGGATTCGGAAACTCATTTGGCGCCGAGCCATGGACTTGGCGTACACCTACCCCGAACTTCTCGCTGACATCGTGGTCATCCCCGCCTACGACGCCTCGGCGCAACCCGATGGCACAGAGCACCTTTCCATGCTCCTGTTGTGCGCGAGCACCTTGCTGAGTGAGCCCGGAGACGACTCAGCGGTGGAGTACTTGACCGCCCACGGCGTGAATGCCCCCACGGACCTTGCGGAGCGTGGTACTCTCCGCAAACCCACCGCCTCGCTACGCCAAGCCGTAGCGCACTACCAGCAACTCAGGAGAACCCAGTGACCGTAGGAGCACCGCCCACCGAATGGAAGTCAGCGCGTTGGTGGCAGAACCGCTCCGTAGAAGAACGCTTGACATGGGCGCACCTGCCACCGCGATGGGCGAGCGCCGAATACGACACCGATCAAATTTCCAACGCGACAGCGAACAGCATTGACTCTTTCCTCACCGGCAAGAGCAACGGTCTGTTTCTCCATGGGCCGAGTGGTTCAGGCAAGACTCCCATCGCTGTCGGCCTTCTCAACAAGATCATCTGCGCCGACAAAGTGTCAGGGCGGTTCATCACTGCCGAGCGTTACGTTGAGATGCTCAAAGACCAGTTTGACAACGACAACGAGTTGCCCGAGATGTACTCCATGCCTCACATCGTCAAGTACCTCAAAGGGGTGTTTGACATCGTGGTGCTGGACGCCGTGGGTCAGGAGCGTGCTACCGAGTTCTCGTACCACGAGGTCGGAAGCCTGTTGCGCCGTCGCAACGAAGATTGCCGTATCACCATTGTCACCACACACCTTTCTCCCACTGAGTTCATTCGCCGGTATGGAGACCGCGTGGCGTCTGTTCTTGAAGACATGATCATCACCCGGGTGGCGTGATGGAAGGCAACGATCTCGCTGAATTCGCACCGCTACAGCAAGGCGTCATTTTTGAAGGCGTGCTTGCCAACCCGCCTGAGGGTTTGAAGTCGTGGCGCACACGCATCGCACAACGCACGGGTGATTGGAAGACTGTCATCAACGCTATGACTCCAAGCGAGTTGCCTTTGAAGTCTCTCGCTGATTCGGTCAATCGCCGCGGTATTGGCACCATCGTGTACACGTTCATGCCTCCCGATGCCATTGATGCAATTGAACGCTGGCTGATTCGCAAAGGCATCTCCACGCCGGTTGAGTCATACACCGACATTGAGGCGCTTGCCGATGATCTGCGCTACAACAGAAGCGTTCGTGTTATCTATGTCCCGACGCAAGAAGAGCAGGCGGTACTTGGCATTCGTGCTACAGTGCTCGGCTCTGAAAGGGCATGGTAATCATGGCGTCACCGGAACATCTGCTTGTCTCCAAAGTCATCCAGACTTCGGACATCGCTACGCCCATCAAGTCGGGCATCAAGCCTGAACACCTCACTGGCACATGGGCCGAGGTGTGGTCATGGATGTCCGAGTTTTACCGTGAGCACGGGGCCGTACCGACGCCTCGGGTGTTCAAGACGCAGTACGCCGATGTTCAGTTGTACGACGCTGAGGCAGAGACTTTTTCTCGTCTGATTGAGGAAATCTTTCAGGCCCACACACAGCACCGCCTCGTTGAAGTCATCTCGGAAGTCATGCCTCTCATCAACGAGGGCAAGACCAAAGATGCACTAGAGCACCTGTCGTCGGGCGTGCAGACCGCCTCGGTTGAGGTGTCCCGCATGCGGGACATTGACATCATCCAAAACTGGGAGAACCGTGTTGCTCGCTACGAAGAGATGCGGAACACCCCCAATGCTCTTCGTGGTATCCCCACGGGATTCTACGGCCTTGACCGCATCACATCCGGGTTGCGCCCCCAGCAGTACATCGTGTTTGTGGGTGAGCCCAAGCGTGGTAAATCGTTGTTCGCTCTCATCATCGCTAACTCCTGCCACATCCACGGCAAAGTGCCGATGTTCGTCTCGTTTGAGATGAGCATTGAAGAGCAGGAGGCACGTTACGACGCCATCATCTCCAAGACCCCGTACAACAAGATTCTCCGGGGTGACTTGAACAAGAACGAGATGGACCGCATCGCCAAGGCGCTTCGGGCCCGGAAGAACATGCAACCCTTCATCTTCAGTGAGGACACCTCGTCGCTCACAACTATCTCAGCACTCATGGGCAAGGCCAAGGAATACCAACCCGATCTTCTCGTCGTTGACGGCGTGTATTTGATGGACGATGAGGAAGGTGAGCCCAAGGGTTCCCCGCAAGCGCTGACAAACATCACCCGTGGCCTTAAACGAATGGCCCAGAAGTTAGACATCCCCGTGGTGTCCACGACGCAGGCGCTGTCGTGGAAGTTAAACAACAAGAAGACTCGCGCCATCACTGCTGACGCCATTGGTTACTCATCGTCTTTCGTGCAGGACGCAGACCTAGTGCTCGGCGTTGAGCGCAACCCTGACTTGGACGACCAAGCAATTATTCGTGTCGTAGCGGCCCGCACAGCCCCAACTGGCGAAGTACACATCAAGTGGGACTGGGACCACATGGACTTCTCGGAGGTGACTGCTGATGGCTACGGTGTCGGAGACGCATTTGACTGACCTCGCCTCGGTGCTCAAGAGCATCGGCGTAGATGTTCGCCGTGCAGATGGTCGTGAGATTTCCGGTAGGTGTCCGGTGCACCGCCGTGTCACGGGGCGTGAGGACGGCTCACCGTCATGGAGCATGAACGCCCAAACCGGTTTGTGGATTTGCTTCTCGTGCGGGGCCCGAGGCACCCTAAGCATGCTGGTGTCGGAACTAACTGGTGAACCCGACGCCATCATGGCGGTCCATCACTTCTTGATTGACCGCAACTTGGAGCGCCTTACCACCGGCGTAGAGGTCACCGAGAAGAAGCCAGAGATCGACTGGGTGTCTTTCTCCAAGTTTGTGCTCCCTCCTGAGTCTGCCTTATCTAAGCGGGGGCTTGATCCTGATCAAGTACTGATGCACGGTGTCCGTTGGGACAACATGAACAAGGCGTGGGTGATCCCCATTGTTAATCACTTTGGCGACCTACAGGGCTGGCAGACCAAGGCGCCCGGGTGGGTACGCAACTTCCCAGTGGGTGTCAAAAAGTCGGACAGCCTGTTTGGGATTGAGCGCTTCATGGGTGGTACCGCAGTACTCGTGGAGTCCCCGTTGGATGTCGTGCGCTTCGCCAGCGTATTTGAGAAGCCTCAGGCGTTGGCCACCTTTGGTGCCGCCGTCTCGGACAAGCAACTTGCCCTGCTCTCTACAGTGGCTGACCGTGTCGTCATCGCCATGGATAACGACGAAGCAGGCATCCGCTCCAGCAAATCACTCTTCAACAGGTTGCCCCATTTTCGCCGTGGAACGCTATGGTGGAACTACTCCGGTACCTCTGCCAAAGACATCGGTGACATGACCACCTCAGAGATGGCCCATGGGCTAGCCTCGGCGTCTCGTGTACTTCCGTGGACCATCTAACTACCAAAGGAGAAACCAATGCCCAAGATCATCAGGCAAAGCCCCGAGCCCACAGACAGTGCGTATCTGTCTCGTCTCGTAGATGAATACATCAAGGCCAAGGAGTTCAGTGATGCCGCCGTTAAGCGCACTGAAGAGATGAAGAAAGAACTGTCCAACATTGTGGACATTGACGGGTACACCGACCACGTTGGCCACAAGTGGATTGAGGTTGGCTCCGGTGTGCAACTCAAGCGTGAGCGCCGGGTCTCCGTCAATTTGGACCAGTCCGAGGCCCAAGACTGGGCGATTAAGAATGACTTGTGGGATGAAATTTCAATTCCGATCCGTGTGCTTGACGAAGATGCCCTTGCCACTGTGGCGGTTGAGCGCCCCGAGTTGCAGGGTGAGATTCAAAGTTTGTACAAAGAGAAGGAAACTTGGGCTTTTAAAGTCGTAGAGCCCAAAAAATAATAACTGCTATCCTTATGGGGAATAAGGAGGTAGTAAGCCATGACTAAGAACGAAGACCGCACACCTCCGGGGAGATGGGAATGTCCGAAATGTGGAACTCTAGTGGAGACGATGGTTCCGACGATTGGTCCTCCGACCTGTTCCCGCCACACTGGTGGCGCAGTTCGGATGGGCATAACAACCAAGCCTTTTCCGAAGGCAAAGGAGTCCCTGAGTTAGTCCTCACAATTGACACTATTGTCAATTTGTTGCGCGTGGTCAGCGTCTGTCCACCGCGTAACCTTGCTTCGGCATTGCTTTCAGGGGATAACGCCGTTACTCTGGAGGAAAGAGCCCGGCTTACCACTTGGTGCGAGAATCTTTGCGATTATCTTTCAAATAACTAAAGTAACTACGATGGCCCCTGACCCTCTTGATCTACTAGGTGACCTACCTGATTGGCCCGGCTCTCGCCCGCCCAAGAATCGCTCCAAGAGCCCCTCCGTAGCCCTTGACACAACCAACGGTGCTCGGTCTAAGATGTACCGAATCAACGGTGCAGACATTGAGATGTTCACCATCGGTGAAGCCGCCCGAGCACTCGGACGGACTGCCAGCACATTACGAATGTGGGAGAACCAAGGGTGGATACCCCGAGCAACATACAGATCGCCAGCGCCACGGAAGAGTCAACTTCCGGGGAAAGTCCCCAAGGGGAGGCGCCTCTACAGCAGGGCACAGGTAGACTTTCTGAAAGACTGTATCGTGCGCTTCAACTTGGACGACAAAAACTCCAAGCACTGGGAACAGTTCAAGACCTACGCCATAACCCATTGGCCAAAATAGACTCCGAGCACCCCGGTGCTCACGAGTAACACACAAACACAAACACAACACACACGAGAAAGACAGAAACATGCCCAGATACGACGATGACGACGACTTTGAGAAAGACGAGCAGGAGTATGAAGCCCCTCGCCGTCTGCGGGTCATTGAAGATGATGAAGATGACGCCCCCGTCCGTAAGGCCAGCGCACCCAGCAAGGCCGAGCCTGCCCCCCGCCGAGTGATTCGTGGCGGTTGGGAAGGCGTGAAGCAGTTGAAGTCCGATGTCTCGGACTCCTCCTATGCTCAGCGTCTCAAGGTTTCGGAAGAGCCGATCATCGTGAAGTTCCTTGAAGCGGCCCCGTATGCGGCCTACCGCCAGCACTGGGTGGAGCGCACCGGTCAGAAGTCGTTCACCTGCATCGGCAACATTGACCCCAACGGTTGCCCGTTGTGCGACTCGGGTAACCGCCCCAGCAACAAGTTTGCGTTTAACGTGGTCTTGTTGGCCCCGGGCGAGGAGCCGGTGCTCCGCTCGTACGAGGTTGGTTCCCGCGCCATTGACCAGTTGAAGAACTTCAATGACGACCCCCGTCAGGGACCGCTCCCGAAGCACTACTGGGCGATCAGTCGCTCGGGCAAGGGTGCCACGACCGCAACCAACCATCAGTTGGTCAAGGCCCGTGACCTTGAGGAGGAGTGGGGAGTCACGGAACTCTCGGAGAGTGACCTCAACCACTTCCTGAAGTCGGCTTACACCGATGAGATTGTCCCGATTCCCACTCGGTCGTCGCTCCTTGCCATCTGCGCTGAAGACGAGTGACCGTGTCGGGGTCAACACCCGAACAAGACCCGAGAGGGAGGGGCTTTATGGCCCCTCCCTCAGTGGTTTCTACGGTAGAAGAACTGCACCAAATCGTTAAAGTCATCCAAGAAATCGGGGCATTTGCCTTTGATGTGGAGACACGGGGAGTCGTTGAGCGCCATAACGACGCCATGGAGGCATTCAACACGGAGTTGAAGTCTCACCTGTCCAACATGGTCTCTAAGTCGCCGTCCGTGCGGGAGGCCACTCGTGAGCGCCTGATGCAGAAGTGGCGGGAGACTCTCGCTCTTGACCCCCTGCGTAACGAGGTCTTTTGGATTGGCATCGCCACAGACGGACATTCTTGGGCTATTCCCATGGGCCATTCCCATGGCGAGATGCTCACGCCCGAGGAGGTGGGGGACGGCTCCACCACGCCACCGCCCGGGTATCGCAAACTTCTTAAAGACGGAACTGAGTCGGAGGCCAAGGCGCGTTATCGCATACCCGCAACCTTCCTGCCACCCCCTCCGCAGTTACAAAGGTCTGAGGTATTCACAACCTTAGAGTGCCTTTTCTGTGATCCGAACATCGTCAAGGTGGGTCACAACGTCAAGTTTGACTCCCGTTCTATCCGTAAGTACTTAGCGCAGGACCTCCCAATGGAGGGCTTCATGGACACGATGGTCATGCAACATATCGTGAACGAGAACCTCCGTGGGTACGGTTTGACTGACCTAATCGCCCATAACTACGCCGGTCACAATGCCTACTACCGTGACGGCAAACTCGGCAAGATTATTGACCATGTGCCTTTCTCCAAGGCCGCTCGGTATGTACACCTTGACGTTCGTTGGACATGGTCGCTGTACCGCCGTCTGTGGGTGAAGATCAAAAACCGCCAAGGGTTACGCAACGCTCTAGAGCAAGACATGCTGGTTCTCCGGGTCCTGATGGACATGGAAGACGAAGGCATCCCGGTTACCAAGAGCGCCATGGTGGTACTCGGGCGTGAGTTGGACAACAAGATGCGGGACCTGCTCCTCCAGATGAGCAAGTACACCCCTCCGGGGTTTAACCCCGACAGCAATAAGAGTAAGCAAGAGTTTCTCTTTAAGAAAAAGTCTGCGGGCGGGCTTGGGTTGAAGTCCCACAAAAAGACCAACAAGGGCGCTGATTCAGTTGATGAGGAGGCCCTGCGCTACTTGGAAAATGCCCACCCGCTGATTCCCATGCTCTTGGAGTGGCAGGAGTTAAAGAAGGTCAAGTCAACGTACGTTGATGGGCTTCTTTTGAAACTGGTGAATAACAGTCTCCACCCGTCATTCCATTTGCACAGGACCGCCACGGGGCGCTTGTCCTCCAGTAGCCCCAACCTTCAGAACATCCCCCGTGACTCCACCATCCGGAGCCTTTTTGTCGCGCCCCCCAAGCACACACTCTTGGTGGCTGACTATGATCAGATTGAACTCCGTGTCATGTGCATGTTCTCCAAAGATAAGAACATGAGTAAGTTCTTCCTTCAGGAGCAGGACATTCACGCTGGAGCGGCGGCGCTGGTGCTCGGTAAGAAGCCTGACGAAGTAACCGCTGAGGAACGCCAGTTAGGCAAGGGTGTTAACTTCTTGACCGCCTATGGTGGTGGTGCTCAGAAACTTGCAAGAACAACTGGTATTACTGAGCAACGTGCCAGAGAAGTCATTAATAACTACTACAAACAATTTAGCGGTATTTCTGCGTGGAAAGCCACCGAGATAATAAAGGCACGACAGCGTGGGTATGTGACCACGCTATCCGGTAGGCGACGCCGACTCCCTGAGTTGAGCAGTACAGACGAGTCACTGCGGGCGCGAGCCGAGCGCCAAGCGATTAACGCTATTGTCCAAGGTTCAGCGGCTGACATCTGTAAGATTGCTATGATTGATGTTCATGAAGCGCTAAAACCTTTTAACGCTAAAATCCTAGTTCAGGTCCACGACGAGTTAGTAGTCGCGGTTCCTGATCACTGCGTGGATGAAGCACAACAAGTAATGGTGGACGCCATGGGTCACGGGCGGGTCATTGAAGGAATACCACTCAAAGTGTCCTGCCACTCAGCAAACTCATGGTCGGAGGCCAAAGGCAAATGAATGACGACGACGATCTCTCCCCGCTCAACCAGCGCACATTCCTACTTACCCTATCCCCGGCTGACGGTCAGAGCATCGCAGAACTTGCAGGCTTCTCACCCCCCTCAGAAGAGGTCATGGAGCAGGAAACTGGCGATGTCCTCGGTAAGTGGATTCGCCTCCAACGCACCGGTATTCTAGAGGACATAGAGGAGTCTGCTAGGTGGTTGTCATCAATCATAAAGTCGCAGAATAAACTTGAAGATGACGAAACTGACGTTTCGGTCGCCCTCTTTACGTCGTTTGGCGTCTCCCTTCTCGCCATGCTTATAGACAGCGACAAGATAGAAGTAAACAAGGACATAGAGTTTGAGGAAGAACTGCCGCTGTTCATTCAGCAGGGACCTTTGTCCCGGCTCATCCACATCATCAACCTTCTTTCAGTCCCCGGCGCCATGGCAGAGTGGGATATAGAGTTCATGGAAGACGACGATGATGACTGGGAGGATTACGACGATGAATGACTGGTGGTCAAGGAAACTGAGCAATCAGCCTTCCCCTCCACGGACACCGCCGTCCACAATGCCGTCCCGCCCCGGGGCAATCCAGTTTCCTGCCGTAGCCCAGCCTGTTCATCAGGTAACCCCACAGGAGGCCCCGCACATAACCCCGGACGGTGAAATCCGTATGGGAGATGCCATCCGTTCATGGAAAGGTGGGGAGGCGGCTCGCAAAGAGACGCAGAGTTGCCCGGAGTGCGGAGGCAATTTCGTGTTCAGTCGCGCTAAAGGCACCACGGTAAACGGTTACCCACCCGCACCTCGTTGCTATTCGTGCGGTTGGAACGGTAAATACATGCAAGCAGACCAAGCCTCTTGGGCTGTCTGACACACAATAAGGAGCACAACATGAGCGAGAGCATCGAGACTATCTTTGCCCAATTGAACAAGAAGTTTGGTGAGGGCACGGTTATCCGTGGCTCGGAGATGCACCAAGAACTTCCCCGCATTACGACTGGGGTGCTGGCGTTTGACCTAATGCTCGGCGGTGGTTGGCCGGTTAACCAGTGGTCTGAGATCATCGGAGACGAGTCCTCGGGTAAAACTGCCATTGCTTTTAAGACAATCGCCGCCAACCAAGCCTTAGACCCAGACTGGGTGGTGCTCTGGATCGCCGCCGAGGAGTTTGTTCCGGAATACGCCCAAGCCATTGGCGTGGACTTGGACCGTATTTGGATTGTTGAAACCAACGTGATGGAGCATGCATACGACCTGATCGTCAAGTCACTGGAGAACCGAGCGGTTGACTGCATCGTTGTGGACTCCCTCCCAGCCCTTGTCCCGGGTGACGAGGCAGAGAAACTGATGGAGGAGTTCACGGTGGGCCTCGGCGCCCGACTCACCGGCAAGTTCTTCCGCAAGTCAGGTAAGGCGCAGAAGCGGTCGCTCATCGGGGATGACCGTGGCTGTACCGGCCTCATCATCAACCAGTGGCGGGAAAAGATTGGAGTCATGTACGGGGATAACCGCACCACCCCCGGTGGTAAGGCTAAGAACTTCCATTACTTCACCCGTGTTGAGGTGAAGCGTGACGAGTGGATCAAGGTTAAGGACGAGGCGATTGGTCAGACCATCCGTGGGCGCACCATGAAGAACAAGACCTACCGCCCCCAGCAGACCGCACAGGTTGACTTCTACTTTGCTGACGGTAACGGCTTCACCCTTGGGGACTTTGACACCATTAAGGACATCGTCAACATTGGTATCTCCATCAATGCGATCACCCGTGCGGGTGCCTTCTACACGTTTGACGGCCAGAAGTGGCAGGGCAAGGAGGCACTCCTGCTTGGCGTCCGTGAGGACGTTGACTTGCAGAAGAAACTCGCTGACATCGCCCGAAAGCACTTTGGTTCATGATCATCGGCTCCGATGGGGAGAACACACGCCGGGCTATCAATAAGAAGTCACGGAAGCAGGAGGAACGCACCGCCAAGGCATACCGCGGTAGCCGTAACGCCGGAAGTGGTTCTGGCTGGCTACGCAAAAATGACGTTCGTTCTGAGCACTTTCTTATTGAAAATAAGTTCACGGATAACACTAAGTCGTACTCCATCAAGTTCACAGACCTGCGGGATTTGGAGGCGGTGGCGATTCGTGAGGACCGCATTCCGGTATTGCAGTTTGACTTGGGCGGTAAACGCTACGTCATCTTGACTGAGGACGACTTCTTGGAGATGACCCATGGGGAATAACAAGTGGATACTTGAGCAACTTAAAGAGAACGCCAAGTCAACCGGTGTTATCCTGCCTATCGTCCGGGTTCAAGCGGCCTTAGATAACGCTAACTCACAAGCAGAGCGTGACTCATCAGGACTGCACCCCAGCGAAATCTGCAAAAAGAACTGGTGCCCCCGCTCTTCGTGGTACACCCTCATGGGTTTCCCCCGCCCGACGACCAGTCCCGGTTTTAACCTGCTGAACATCTTTGCGGAGGGTAACGCCATCCATAACAAGTGGCAAACTTGGTTGTGGCACGCCGGTGTATTGCGGGGCAACTGGCAATGTCGCTTATGTGACCACCGCTGGCAGGGAGCGGGTGGCACATCCTGCCCATCCTGCGGGGCAGAGGCTGTCCGTTACCGTGAGGTGCCCATCCGTAACGAGGAATACAACATCACGGGGCACGCTGACGGGATTGTCGCTCACGCCGATGGCGAAACGCTCATTGAGATCAAGAGCGTAGGCGTGGGCACACTTCGCTTTGAAGCGCCCGACCTGTTTATCCCGTATTCCAAGGGTGAGATCACCATTGATGAAATGTGGAACCGTATTCGCAAGCCGTTTCCGTCCCACCTTCGTCAGGCCAACCTGTACATGTTCTGCACAGGGATACACACCTTGTCGTTCATCTATGAGTGGAAGCCCACACAAGATGTCAAAGAGTTTACCGTTCGGTTCCAGCCTGAGATCATTGACGACATCTTGACTGGGTGCGCCGATATCATGGCGCACATAGAGGGCAAGCGCCCACCAATGCGACCGATGTGGGTGGATAGCATCACTCACGCAACATGCAAGTCATGTCCATACAAGAACAAATGTTGGGGAGAAGATGACACGGATAGTACGGACCATGCCAGCGACCGATCCGGTGGAGAGGTTCAAGGACAAGTTCAGCCTCCCAGCACGACCGGGGTCGGCACCCCCGGAGATACCCCGGGACCTAGACGGGTTATCAGACGCTGACCTAATGAACCTGTACCGTGAGTTCATGGCATGGGTTTCGTACTCGCAGTCTGAACTGGTCATGGCCGAGATTGACGAAGAGAAGCAGTCTCACAAATGTCGTCTGTCTGAATCCACCGTTCTGATCGGGCAGTGGAACTCCGCTGACAAGGCAGACCGTGTGACGCTGGCTAAGGCACGGCGGGATGTGGACCCCATCGTGGTGGCCCAGCAAGAGGCATACCAAACAGCCCGGGCCTACCGGAAACTTGTGGAGACTATGTTTGCCTCTTGTGAGCGTGGGGCGCAGTTGTTGTCCCGTGAACTGTCTCGGCGTATTGGTCTTGGTAGTAAAGACAACCGCATAACGAGGTACACGGCATGACCGATCTAGCGTCATTCACAAAAGACTTCACTCCTAGAACAGACAAATATGACTTAGGTTATATTGACGGGTTCTACAACGACTTACTTACCCCACTGAAGTCTAAGGCAATAAATCTTCTGGAAATTGGTATTCAGTTTGGCCACAGCATCATGCTATGGCACTCTTACTTTCCAAAAGCCAAGATTTATTGCGCTGACATCACCGAATGCCCTGACATCTCCCACCTTACTAGAGTCACTCAATACACCGAAGACGCTTATAGCCCGTCGTTACTAGAGAAACTCAGCGGTAAGACCTTTGACATCATCATAGATGACGGTCCCCACACCCTAGAGAGCATGGAGTACTTTTTAACGTACTACCCGCATTTGCTTAAAAAGACCGGGGTACTTGTTTTAGAGGACATCATTAACACCTCGTGGACCGCAGAACTTGTCAAACGTGTACCACAGGGGTACACAGCGATGGTGCACCATATGGGTGGGAGCCAAAAGACCCAGCATTTGTATGACTTATGGTGCAACGGCCTTGACGTCATAACAGTGATAAAAGACTGATATGGAGCCTGACATTTATGAATGGCTGAGAGAACGCCAAACCATCACCAGCCCCTCGGGCGTTACTTACGATGTACGGCGCTTCAAAGAAGCCGCTGACGAGATTGAGCGACTACGAGCCGAACTAGCCGACTGCAACAACGACTTTGACTGTTTAAAGCAGATACACGACAAAGTACGAAGCGAACGTGACCAACTGTTAGAAGGGGTTTTGAATAATGTCCATTTATCGTAATGACGCCGCCGAAGCGAACGCCCGCCTTGACCGCCAGCGTGACTTGTACCGTTACGGAGGTGGTCGGCACATGGATGACATCCGTGGTGAGATCACCGAAATCCGTAAGTCTGTGCAGGAAACCACCGCTTTGCTCAACCGCCTAATTGAACTTATTCAGAATAATGGCTAATAAATCAAAGCAAAAAGGAACATCGTTTGAAACGATGGTCAAGCAGTACCTCAATGACAACGGGTTTCCCGATGCTGAGCGCACTCCGCTGAAGGCTGGAGATGACACCGGTGACATCAACGGCATCAAGAACCGTAACACCGGGCGTAATGCCATCATCCAGTGTAAGAATCAGAAGTCATTCCAGTTAAGCCAATGGCTGGACGACACGGTCAAGCAGGCTCAGAACAAGGGTGACGCTGTTCCTGCTCTAGTTGTTAAACGCCCAAATAAAGGCGTTAATTCACTAGGTGATACTTACGCTGTTTTACGTCTTTGCGACCTCGTAGACCTATTGAAAGAGGCCGGTTACTTCTAATATCTATGGGGTACACAACCCCTTAGATACTGGAGTACAGAATGTCGCAAGAATTGAACGCCTCCGTTGATGACATCATCAAGGTGTCCGGAAGTAGTAACCCGCAGAGCGTGGGTTCCATCATGGCCCGAGCCGTTATCGCCGGGCAGGCACCCCGCATGCGTGCTATCGGTGCATCAGCCGTAAACCAAGCCGCCAAAGCCTGCGCTATTGCCCGTGGCTTTGTCGCCCCCCGGGGTATTGACCTCACCTTTGTGATAGGCTTTGATGATATTGAAGGTGAAAAAGGGACTACAATAAGTGCTATGTCCTTTAAACCCGTTGTGAGGTAATTATGCCCCGTAAGAAGCCCGGTGAAGCGCCTAAGAAGCGTGGTCGTCCTCGCAAAGATCAGGCTCCTACTCGTGGGCGCCCTCGCAAAGCGGATGACACCACGATTGTTGGTACCCCGATAACAACTTCTTCGGCCCCGGCCACTGGGTCTCGTGCGTATCAGGTTGCCATGAGCAAGATCGGCCGTGCTGAGAGTTTTTGGGGCGTTGGTACGGGGCGCCCTGACCGCACTATGTGGGCAGACGCTACTGGACCCGCTGAGACGGACCAAGAGTTCCGTGAGCGCCTTGCGGGTGGGCGTTCAAACCCTGAGCCCACGACTGTGACCACAGAGAGGGCGCTTGGCGAAGTGGGCAAGCGTGGTGAAGAGCGTATTGACCCTGTCCGAGATCGCCCCCTGCCTTCGCTGGTCGGCCCCGGTGTCCCCTCACTGCGAGGCACTCACCGAGCGGTGCCCCTCGGTGATCGTGATGTAAGCATCTCAACCGATACCTCAGTTGATGACAGTGGCAGGGTTGCTCCTCCTACCCTTGTTACTTTTCCCGGCCCCGTCAGCGTTTCAGGCGTTATCCCTGCTCACATGGGTGGTAGCCAATTCCGTCCACTGGCTAGCCAAGCAACTGGCCCACGCCAAACACAGGGGCCCCGACTCTTCCGTAGTAGCCGAGTACAGCCTGATCAGGCCCGTGAGGAAGACGCTGATGTGTACGAGCGCTTGGTGCACCTCCACGAATCCATTAGGGGCATGATGGAGGACTCCGGTGCCCCGGCGTACAGGGCACCCTCTGGCCCATCGGGGCGTGCGGTTACCCCAGACATGAAACAGCGTGCAGAATCTCACGCCTCCGATATCCGTGCCCGTACGGGGGACGACACGATGAAGACTTGGATTGACGAAGACATCAAGAAGAAGTGGGAAGAAGACAACGCTAAGCCTGAGGTTACAACTAGCGCCTCACCAACGGTGACCCCGGTTGGCGGTGATCGTATTACTTCCGAAAACGAAAAAACTAACATGAAGACCGCTCCCGATGCAGAGGCACAGGCCCGTGGAGCAGAGCGCCGAGCCGCCCGGCAAGCCGCCGAAGCCGACATGGCGGCGATGGACAGAGAAAACAGGAACAAAAAGAAGAAGTAAAGATGTACGGACCGCTAGACCCCCTGTCATGGGACGAGATGCTTGACGATCTCGGTTACTCTGATGACGACAACGATGACGATTACTACGGCAGTAAAAAGGGTAGTAAGGGTAAGAAGAAAACCAAATTTCGAGATTACGAATGGGACGAGTACGACTGATGGCGAAATACGCATACCGACCTGACCCCCGAAATGAGTTCTTGAAGCGTGGCGTCCGTAAGCCCCGCCCCATCGCACCGCTTGGTGGGGGCTCTCAGGGAGGAATGCTCTCCGGTACTGGTACCGGCATGGATCGGTAATGACTAACGCATTCACCACCGGCCCTAGTCCTGACGGTAACCGTAACTCAGGAAGCACTCTTCCTTTACTTGGTCCTACCCCGGTATTCCGCAACGCCAAGGATCAGCGGCTCTCCGCCTTCGGCTCCACACCGGACACCCAGTACCCCGATGGTTACCTTGGGACAATGTCCAGTAACCGCCGTCAGGATAAGTTGACGAACGCTGTCGCCCGGGCTAACCAAAGGTCTTATTCTAGAGGTGTTCATAAGGGCGAGCGGATTAATGCAGGCGATTACATTTGGCCTAAAGAATTCAACCTCTTAACCGGACTGGTATTGGAATCCAAGGGTCAAAAGTTCGCCCCAACAGGCGCTGAACCTGCCATGTTGACCAACGATGGAAAGGTTGGACCCCGTGGTATTCCTCGGGGATTGGAGCGCCCTAACCCTGAAGTTATAGATATGCAACGCCGAAGCATGCTAAAATCCTTAGCACCAGCATGGCGTTAATATAAGGAGAAATCATGGCAAAGATTATGCCCGCTATCCATTCTCGTGGATCTCATGGCGGTTCCGGTCAGTACGAGACCGGTGCTAACCCGGCCCCGACCCGCTCCCGAGCGACTCGTGACGCCGACCAGTACCGTCGCATGCGTGAGGTCCCGAACGCCGAGAGGCACCGTGATGAGTTGAACGAGGCCGGAGTTACCGGCGATAAGACCATGAAGCGGATGCAGAAGTGCGGTTCGTGTGGCACGATCAACGATGCCAGCAGTGAGTCGTGCAAGGCTTGTGCGAGCGACCCCCGGGCCGGTTACTGAGAACTAATCATGCCGTGGTCTCCGAAAGACGCACCGAAGAAGACCAAGAAGGCTGACACTCCCAAAGAGAAAGAGGAGTGGGCCAAGGTAGCCAACTCAGTCTTGAAGAAGACGGGGAGCGACGCCACCGCGGTGCGTATCGCTAACTCTACGATTGCCAAGAGAGGTAAGAAGTAATGGAAGTAATTAAAGACCCCAAACCCCTCGCTGGTGGCGGTGGCGCCGGTCAGCCCCCGAAGCGCCCCCGCACGGTTAATGACGCAGACCTCCCCAATGACCCCATGGACTATGTCACCCGCATCGGGCGAAACGACCACTTTGCGGCTGGAATGGACCACGGCCGTGGTGGTGGCCCCGGCCCTTATTACGACTTTGACTACGGCGCCCCTCAGAAAGGCACCAAGGCTTTGCAGGCCCAGTTCGGTCAGGCTTTTGACCCTAAGCGTGCTTTCAAGCCGATGCCACAAGTTCCAGATTACTCGGGTCACGACTATAAGGAAGGGCCTCGTAAGCCCCCTACTAAGAAGAAGGTCTGACATGGACAGTCAAGCAAAACACCCCGGACGCAAAACAGGACGAGACGACCACACCGGTCGCATCGCTGGATACCAGTCATACTCCACTGGCGACGCTGGCTCAGCGTACGACAGCACCTTTGATGTTATGAATCCTCCGAATGCCCCTGAACGTGGTCCCGCTGGCCCCCTCGGCCGTGTGGTCAACAAGGGCTTGAACGCTCTCGGCGTGCCCGAATCGGAAGGCCGTGTTGGTAAGGTTTCTCGTGCAGACAAGAAAACTTACAAGCAGAATCTAAAGACGTACAAGAAAAATCAAGGGAAGTAATCACCATGGACAGCCAAGCAAGACATCCCGAACGTAAGACAGATCGTGCATCCCACACCGGGCGGGTAACTAAACTCACTGGCAAGGTGGTTGGCCATACCCCGGGCCACGTTTGGATGAGCGCTGAGTCTACTGGCGGTGGGCAGACTGACAGCCACATGATTCCCCACTCGGAAGGTGGGCGTTTCCCAGTTGGTCAGACTGTGCGTGCTACTAACACGAAAAATGTTAATGGCACCGATAACTGGGCCCTTCAGTTGGGCGAAGGTTACGACGAGTAAAACGTGGGCAAACCGTGGCAGACTCACGAGGAGTACCTCACCGATCAGGCCCTAGAGGCCGCTCTGAGTCTTACCCCGGATGAGATTCGGGAACTGCGCCCCCAGCACCCGCTGGAGTTGCTCCCTCAAAACCGTGGCTTTGTTAAACAGACCATCACCGTAATGGATGTACTCACGGTCAACCGCTACGCCGCCACTAACCGCTCGTGGTTGTCTGGTATGCCCGTTCGCCGTACCCAACTGGCAGACGGCGACTGGACCGGCACGGGCCGCTACTCAATGGACGCACTCGGATGAGCAAAGAGTTTGAACGCCAACTAAAACAGGCCATGAAGAGTATGGGCAGTGGGTCTATTCCGACCACGGACTACTCCATGGGGGAGACCTTCTCAACGTCTGAAATAAAGTACCCAAAGGCTCGTGAGTATCCCGGATTCACCCCGCCAGATTCTGGCATCACTCGTGACTTCTCAGGGCGTAAGTACGAGCCTTTTGCGATGACTGCTTCTAAGTCATGGTCAGACATTCGCCTCCAACGCACCCGTATGGGTGGCGATGCGGAAGATGCGGAAGATGGGGGAGATGGGGAAGACGAGAACCAAAATCCTGCCCCTGCCCCCTCCTCGCCCCTCCCGACAAGTGGGAGTGGGAGCCAAACCACTGGTGGTGGGCGTGGGCGCAGGAAAAGCACCCGACCCACCTATGTAGCCACTGGTCGTGGGCGCAAAACACCCGCCCAGTCAGGACCACCTACTTATGTCGCCACCGGTCGTGGGAAACTGAAGCCGGTAAAAACCCCCAAAGAGGGGTCTCTCTCTCGTGATCCTGACTCCGGTGAAGTCATGTGGGACCCGAATAAGGACTTCACTGCTGGAGACGCCCGTGTCCTTATTTCTGAGGGTGCCCGTGAGGGCGTCCGGGCCGTTGGGCGAGGACTCCGCAGTGGGGCCTCAAAGGTTGCGAGAAGCGTAAAAGGACGAGTTGGCAAAGGGGCCGGGCAGTCATCCCAAATGGACGACGTCACCGGATTCACCGACCCGTTTGACCCTTTCGCATGACCACAGCCGTGTTTGTGGTAACCTCTAACTGATAAGGAGTAACTATGGCAACTAACAATTCTCGCTCCATGAACCTTGACCTGCAAAAGGGTCTCAATGACGGTGTCTTCAAGAGCCTTGCACCCGACCGTGGTGGGGAGGTGGAGATGCAGGCCATCCATGAACGGGCCTCGCTTCTCCAGCCCCAGTACGACATGAACGACCTCAAGATGGGTGTCGTTCAGTCTTCGCCTTACAACTGATTTAACTAACCCGTAATCCATAAGGAGCACAAAATGCCTCGTCTATTGACCTGCCAGTCGTGTGGCACCATGTACCGCATGCGGGACTATGACGGCCCCGCCGAGTACGACATGGAGTTGATTGAGATCATCAACCGCCATCTCGGGCAGGCTGTTAACCCCGACCCGGATGCCCACAAGTCCGTGATCTTCCGTTGTGACGATGCGACATGGGAAAAACTCGGTGACGAGACGGCGGTCAAGAAAGAGTTGATGAAGAACGAGATTGAGGTGCGTGAAGTCCGTGACGACCTCAAGGTGGAGGCGCTCAAGTGCTTCCAGCGCCATAACCGCCCCGCCGACATGTGCATTGATTACGAGGACGACAGTAAGACCATTGGTCGCAAGATCGGCGTTCCTAAGGCTAACCGCCAGTACCTGTGCCACTACTGCCCCTGCACTTCGTATGTCGTGCATCAAAACCGTAAGGCTAAGGGGATGTATGACTCGTGATTGTATTCAACTTTGATGCCATAGCCCTCCCCTCTGACACCCTCGGTACCCGACAGCCGAGCACCGAGGGTCGTCGCCTGTGGGACACCTTGTTTCAGAAGTACATGGGGCGCACCCTCGTGGTGGTGGATTCCCAGTACAAATTGGAACTCGTTAAAGAGTGGCTGAAGCGTGAGAACTTCAAGGTTTCTGCTATTCATCAGACTCCGGCTATGGTCCGTGACGGGAACACCCCGGCATCGGAGGCGGTGTGGCACATCGCTTCGGCGGTCTCCCGCCCCCACTTCTACATTGATGTGGACCCCGAGACCTGTCGCATAGTCAATGGTCAGGGCATCCCGACGCTCCTACTGACCGTCCCGAAGTACCTGCGCCCCGAGTGGAACCAGCCTCAGGCGAAGCGGTCGTGGGACGTTGTTGTAGACGAGATTGAGGCCCGGGCGATGCAGAAGTCCGAAGCCACATGGGGTGATCTATGAGGGTCTTCTTCGGCGGGGCTGAGAAAGGCACCCAGCGGCGCATCCTAGAGAGGGCCGGGGTAACCCGCTTTGGGGTAAACCTGACCCACTTTCCTATCCCTAAGACCAAAGAGTTAGTCCTGTCTGAGGTCGTCACCGGCGAGGTCATCCTGTACACCAGCGAGGGCGACGAGGACAACCATCGCTTTGACGAGTTCGTTCGTCAGCACGAGCACAGCATCACCGCCATCATTGGTCGCCCCGAATACGATGGGGCGTGGCTGGGGGAGAAGTACATCCCGGTGTGGTCCGATGGGGAGGACCTTGAGCGTCTAGCCATCATTTGTCAGCGTCACGGACGAGTTGCTATTTCGGACAAGGCGGTCAACGGCAAGACGATTCCCCGCATCCGCTCGCTGGCCCAGCGGTGGAACGCTGACCTGTACGGTCTTACCAGTAAGCCTGATGTCATTGAGGCCCTGCCATGGCACACCGTGATCGTTGGATCGTGGACCAGCGCTCTCCGCTACGGGGAGACGCAAGTGTGGGACGGGCACGGGCTCCGGAGATACCCCGCCCAGCAGAAAGAGTCGTCCCGTAAGAAGCATCGGGCTGACATCATGCGCCTCGGACTGAACCCCGATCTCGTTCTCGCAGACGACACTACCGAGGTGGGGATGCTCGCTATCCGGTCGTGGCAGGCGTGGGAATCTCGGGTCTATGACCCCCCGAAGAGCAGTGCCAAGGAGGCCCCAATGACTAACTCTGAAGGCGAAATAATTACTATGACCCCCGCACCCTATGGTGGAGAAGTTGGGGTTCCGGGGGTATCAAGTATTGCTATGACCCCCCCTGAGAAGCGGCACGAGAATGAGCGTTTATTGCTACCAGTTATTGGGGTGGAAAGCATCACCGCCGTGGGTACACGAACTGGGTCTGAGCAGGACGAACAGTACGAAATTGACCCCGAAGAGATACCCGTAATTCGCCATACAAACGCACTTCTACGTCAGTGTGATAATTGCTATTTGGCTTCTAAATGTCCCGCATACAAAGAACGCTCAGAATGCGGGTTCAATCTGCCGGTGGAAATCCGCACCAAGGACCAACTTCAGGCCACACTCCGGGCGCTGTTGGAGATGCAAGTGAGCCGAGTCTTGTTCGCACGCTTTGCAGAAGAGATGGAGGGTCAGGGGCTGGATTCCACTCTTAGTACTGAGATTGACCGTATGTTTAATCTCGTTAACAAGTTTAAAGACATCTCTGATACCCGAGACGTAATCCGCATGGAGGTGGAGGCTCGCGGATCGGCGGGTGTGCTGTCTCGGCTATTCGGACAGAAAGCGGGGGAGACCGCTCGGGAATTGTCGTCGCCCCTACCCCCTCAGGTCATGGACAACATGGCCATGGACATCATCAATTACGAAGAGGATTGACCCGCCAAGCAATTGTTGGTAAGGTCGCACGCCATGATGACACTAGACGCCTACAGAAAAGCCTTTGATTACCCCTCTGCCTTTGAGGACTGGTGGGGTGACGTTGCCCACCACATCGCTGATGTGGTCGGTGACGAACAGACCCGCTGGATGTACAGCGTCCTGAAGCACCACTGGCAGGAGTCCCCCACGGCGTGGGACATCGTGGACGACCGCTGGAACGACGAACGCCGTATGGCGGGTGAGCGCTGAATGGACCTAGCGGAGTGGACCGAGGACGCACTGTGTCGTGGCCTAGCGCCTGACCCTTGGTACCCTCCGCTGGAGTCGCCCACTCCGAACGACTATTACGCCGTCGCCCGGGCTGTGTGTAACCGTTGCCCAGCATGGCGCTCGTGCTTAGACTATAGTTATCGTAACAAAGATGACGAAAAATACGGCATGTGGGGTGGGCTGACTCCACAAGAAAGGAATGGGAAAAAGACGGCTCTGCGACCGCATGGCACGATCACCCGCTATCGTCAAGGGTGCGCCTGCGCTAAGTGCTCGGGAGCCAACAGCGCCAAACATTCAAATCTTGATCTCTCGGTCTACCCAAGGACTGGTCAGCCCGTCAACATTGACGAACTGAAGTACCAAATCCTTCCCAACAGGTAGCCGAGGAAGGGCGGGGAACCACCCCGCTTCCGTGAGAGCACACGACTATCCCTTCCGGTGTGCTCCCCAACTAAGGAGGGTAAAACCTTGAAATTAACCACCTTGTCAATCATTGCCCTGACAGCCTTAACCACCGGCTGTGGGGCTTCAGAGGCTCCGAGCCTCCCCCCGGCGACCACTCGCCCCGGCCCCGTAACGGTGGTGATCACGCCACCCCCAACCACTACAGTCCCCCCGACTACGACCACAACGCTCTCCCCCGAAGAGATTGCGTACCTTGAGACCGCCGCCGCATGGCAAGCACAGGTGGATGTGATGGCCTTGGAGCACCCCCGATGCGCTGAGTGGCTCCCGCTCCTCTTGGAGGTCGGCGGGAAGATTGAGGACTGGCCCATTTGGAGTCGTGTTCTGTGGACAGAGTCCCGTTGCATTGACGGGCTGGAGGGCAATGGGTCACTCGGCCTCGCCCAAATCCAGTGGTCAGTGCACAAGGAATGGGCCATGTCCATGGGCATCACCCGAGAGATGGTTCTCACCGCCCGGCCCAACCTGACGTTCGCTGTACGGCTACAGGAAGCGTCGGGCTGGTCCCCGTGGCGGTACCTCAACCTGCCCTAATTTACGACTACAGTGGTGTCCCATAATGGGACACCACTGTGAGGAGTAGGTATGAAGGTAGGCGTAGCATCCGGTGACTGGGTTCACCCTGATCGTGTTGAGGACGGCAAAGAGAAATGGGGCGGGTCCGGATGGGCTCGCCTTGCCCAGTATCTGCCTCTCCTGACTGACATCCAGTTCATCACGGGCACTCTGATCTTTGACCCCAAGCATGGGTCATTTCAAATCCGTGCTGGCGATGAGGCAGTCCATGACATTGACATGGTGTGGATGCAACGACTCATGCACGCCGGGGCCTCCACCAACATGAAGATCGCCCGTTCAGCGGGGCAAATCATCATCAACGACCTTGACGACTGGTACTGGGGTTTGTCGGCTAGCAACAACGCTTTTCGCAACACGCACCCCAAACACAGCCCCGACATCAACATCAACCATTACCGTGCGATTCTCGCTCAGTCTGACTTGGTTACTGTAAGCACCCCATACCTTGCTGACCGCATTAAGTCATGGGTTACCCGTTGCCCGATCACAGTTGTGCCGAACTATGTGGACATCAAAAGATTTCCGAGATACGAGCACACAGAAACGGACGTTCCGCTCGTTGGGTGGGCCGGTAGTACCGGACACCGTAGTAACGACCTTGAAACCGTTGCTGGGGTTATCAAACCAATGGTTAATGCTGGGAACATCCGCTTCCACCACACGGGCGCACATCCGGCGATGAAGAGCGTTGCGTCGCTCGTCGGACTCCGAGACGATCAGGTCGCCACCCTTCCGCTGTCCGATCACGAGACGTACCCTTCCAACCTTAAGTTTGACGTTGGTGTTGTTCCGCTGAACAACATTCCGTTCAACCGAGCCAAGTCTGACATCAAGGGTTTGGAGTACAGCGCCTGTGGTATTCCGTTTGTGGCACAGAACTTAGATGCGTACATCAACCTCCGCAACTCACTCGGTATCGGTCGTATTGCGAAGCGCCCCACGGATTGGATTCGCCACTTGAATGCACTACGCTCTCCGAGTGTTCGTCGTGAGGAAGGGGAAGCCTGTTATGAGGCAGTGCAACACCGAGACATCCACCATGGCGTGCAGACGTATCAGCAAATCTTTGACCATTTCAGGAGACCACAGTGAGCATTGAGCAAGTTGATCTACCTTCCCTCGCACACCCCGAGAAAGACCCCTCATGGAGGAAGTCTGCGTTGTGCCTCGGTGTCGGCCCCGGGCCGTTCTTCCGAGAGCGGGGGAGTATGGGTTACTCCGCTGAGCGCATTATGTGCGCCCAATGCTCAGTGCGAGAGAACTGCTTGGACTTCGCTCTTGAGAATCACATCCAACACGGTTTCTTCGGCGGGTTCTCAAAGGAGGACCGCCAGCGCATCAATGCTGGCGACATGGGCCGAGAGATCACGATGACTCAGATCGTCAAGGACCTCGCCAAGTTGAAGAAAGACAACCCCATCCGGGAAGCCTCACGCCTGTTCTTCAAGGATGAAGCCGAGATACACGAGATGCTTTCAGCCGGTAAGTGAAACAAAAAAAGACCCCCCTCCCGCAACCACAAGGGTTACGAGAGGGGGGTCTTTGTATTTCTCAGAGCGACTCGCACGCCGTCAGCACGGCGAGCAGGTGTTGGCGGTCATCTTCGGAGAGGGTGTCAGTGTTGACCAAGTCGTAGGCGAGGACGACGAGAGCGTTGAGGTCCTCCTCAGCCCGAGTAAGACCAAGGGTAAGGGCTTCAAGGTACGCCTGTCTCATGGCCTCAGTGTCAGTCATTGAAGTGCTCCTCCTCGTGCATCTCCAGCAGTACCTGTGAGAGCAACTCTTTTCCGCACCACACGCAGGTGTGCTCCACACCAGCGTCGTCGTTGGGGGTCACCATTTCAAAAGGCAAGCCTGCTTCAACGATTACCCGACGAGCACGCTTCTGTTTAAGGGCCTCTTTCTTCTTCCACTCCCCCACAGTTTGGACGGGAGTGGCCGTGTACTGCTTCTGTTGTTTCTCGTCTTTGCTGAACTTCTCGTACCCACCCTGCATGGAAGTCATGCTACCCACTTGTACGGGAGGTCGGGGGATACCTCGGGCCACAGGGGGCCATAGTGGGTGGGCAGTTTCCGCACGAGGTTGGAGCGGTGCGAGAGGATGACCTCGCTGTCGTACAAGAAAGCAGGGACGCTGTCAGACATCGTCCGGAGCCCGAGAGCCCGAACCTTGTCAGCCACGGTGTCCTTGTACCCAAGGCTGGTCCAGTGCTCGCACATGGCGAGCGTGTACTGGGCCAACACATCGGCGTACCCGACCCACATCTTGACGGCGGGATGGCTACGCCAGCCGGTGCTACGACCGGTCAGGGTGTTGAGAATCTGAAGACCCTCCACACGTTGTTTGCCGAGGCGCTGGCGGTCCAGCACCACGGCGTTGGCACGGAAGTCTGCTCCGCAGGGAATAAATGTTTGCATGGTTCTCCTTGATGGTTAAATGTAGTACTCATTGTCGTCTTCGTCGCCGTCTTCGTTGTCCCACGGGTCATCAAAGTCGTCGTCCCAATCTTCGTCGCTTTCCTTCTCGTAGAACGCAACGGCCTCGTCCCACTCGTAGAAGAAGTTGGGGTCTCCAATCGTGGAGTTGTACGCCTCAATGACCTCGTAGCACGCCCCCTCCACGCCGTCCCTGAGGAGGGAGACGTAGTCGTTGGGGTCGGTCGGGTTGATGATGCGGAGGTTCACTTGGTCAGACCCCGGGACAGGGCGAATCAAGTAGTTGGGGATGAACTTGGTGCTCATGGGTTGATGCGGTACTCCTGATCGGGGCACAAGTAAGTCAGTGCCGAGGTAACAATGTTTAGTTCAAGGCGAATCTCTTCGGCGGTCTCGGCCCCCTCGTTGATGGAGTCCGTGATGGTGAAGGCTGTCATGCCGCCACGGGCGGCGATGCAGTACTGATTGCCCTGCAACAGGGCCTCAATCTGACTGTAGTAACCATCAAAGTTACCGAAGGACTGGGTGAGGCTGAAGAGGAACGCCATGTTCGGATCGGGAAACATGGTCGTGGTCGTGGTTGTTGTGGAAGTGGTTGTCGTCACCAATGGGTCCAGCACGGTGGTGTTGCTCGGCTGTGACACCGAGCAACCCACCACCACCATGGCGACTGGAAGAGCCATCAGGGCCCTCTTCATTGCATCATCCACAAGTACTCGGGGCAGAGGTTGTACACCGCCGAGGCCGTGACCGACACAAACAACGACAGAATGCGGTCGTCACCGCCTGCCTGAGTGACAGCGATGACGGCGACCTCCTCCATGCTCGCCCCAGCGTCCAACGCTGAGCAGATGCCGTAGCCCGTCTCAATGAGGGTCTCGTCATCCACATACACCGACTGACCGGCAGTGGCGTGCACGCCCAGCACATACAGTTCCTCGTCCGAGAAAGACGGAGCCGGTGTGGCGATGGGTGCGTCCGTGGTCCTGACCACTTTGGTGGTCGTGTCGGGAGCGTCAGTGCGCTCAACGTACACGGTCTTGGTACCGCCACAGGCGGTGAGTGCGAGGGCCCCGAGGCCGATGATCAGTTTGGTCTTCATGACTTCTTCACCACAACTTTCAGGTAGGAGGAATGCTTCACTTCGGTCGCCGGGGCGAGGGTCTCGGCATCAATGTGGCCCAGTTCAATGGCGCTGTCCACTGCGGATGCCTTCACGTTGACCTCGGTCACCTTCTTGAAGATGGAGGGTGACACCAAGTCCTTGAGGACGATGGCGTTGAACGAGCGCCGGTCTTGGGCGATGTGCTTGAGAGCCACGCCGTTGATGACGATCTCGGTGCCCTCAGCGACCTCGTTCTTCAGGACCTCTTCCAGCGCCTTGATGGCTTCGGAGAGGACCTTGGCTTGAGACACAAGGTCTATGTATTTCTCGGCGGTCTTCTTCAATACGGTGGTGTTCATGGGTTTCTTTCTGTGTTGTGGGTTTCTTGGGACTTTGTGCAGATACTACCGACTAACTCTATGCCAACCCCGGTCAGGGTGTGGGATAAGAATCGGGTTAGATTCCGCATTATTTCGGATGTGTCGTCGTGGTTGAACTGGTCAGCGTCACACGGGACGACGCTCCTGACGGGGAAGTACACCCCGTCAGGAACGTCCAACTCCAGTACGACTCGGAGGGTGTGGGAATCACCAGCCATTGGAGTCGTCCATGAGGGAGTAGAACAAGGCTTCCTCTTCACGCTTCTTCTTGATTTGCGCTTGGATGAAGTTCAGAAAGTCGTCACGGACGGCCTTGTCTTCCTCGCTGAGTTCGTGGTCGGGGACTTCTTGCCAGTCGTCATCGTCGTCCACCCCAAGGGACAGGTCCATACCGGCGTAGCACGCCTCTTGGATTTCCTCAACGGGGTAAGCGGGGAAGTCACGGGCGAGGGTAATCCACACGGTGCTCAGCGGGATGATCTCGTTGTGTCGGGTCATGTGGGCGATGCACTGCAACTTGAGGTCGTCCCAGTACTCGTACAAGGCAATCTGCTTCTGAGGGTCGGTTAGGTCGTCGTCGGGGTGAAGCCCATAGTTGGAGGCTTTGATGGTCATTCGGGTTCCTGTTCTACTGGTGGTCGGGCGGGGGTGTAAGCCCCGTGTTCTTCCATGGGGTGGATTAGATCAAGGTAATCACCCATCCATGTCTCGTAAACGGACATGGTCAGGCATCTTTGGCAGAATGCCTCGCCCCGAGCGTATGGGGCGCATTCTGCACAATCAGTGTCGTCACAGACGGAATCGCAAGTACATGGGGAGTTCATGAGGCCGGTGTACAGCACACCACACAGGTGTCGCATTCGGACAGCCTCGTCAAAGAGGGCGTTAGATGAGATGAGTTCAGGCATGGTTCTCTTTCGGCGGTGGTGGGGGTGTCCCACGGTGGGACACCCCCTGATGTTGGTCTTACCACCGATGGGGGATGTCGGGCATACCCTTGTTGACATCGTGCGTGCGGAGACGCTGTATGGGGGTGCCCACCGCAAAGTTCCGGTACACCGACAGGTAGGTACCGAGATGCTCAGCACGCCCCACACCACGGTCAATCCGGGGATGACGAACCAGCCAGTTGCGGAGGGCAAGACGAGGGTCGCCCACGTTCAGGTTCGCTCCCTCGCTGACCGAGTTGAGGAACTCACGGATGCGAGAACCCCCATCCTTGTGTGTGAGGGCGCACAGGATGTACAGGGCACCCCACGCACTGAATGAACCCGCCAGTTGGCGATGGACCACACGGCAGTCCTTGAGGGCTTGCGTGATGAGTTCACGGTGCGCCTCGCAGAAGTTGATGATGTCCGTACGGCTGATGAGCGACATCAACTCCGTGTTGTTCGGGTTGATTCCAGCCTGCACTCCGATGACCAACTTGGCGATGGCTCCGACTTCCTTGGGGTCACCGAATCCGAGGCTACCCAGCGCGTCACCGTTGGTACGGCTGAGTCCCGAATCCAAGACCTTGAAGACCTCGGGGTCAAGCCCATCCACCACGAAGAACTCCGCAGGGATACCGGCCTTGATGACGGCGAGCAGGCGGTGCTGTCCGTCCAACAGGGTGCCATCATTGGCGACCTTGATCGCCTCGCCGGTCACTCGCCATTGACCATCTTTGATCTGCTTGGCGTACTGGTCCACACGGCGGGAGCGCACCGATCGGTTGATCGTGTTGCGCCCCAGCAGTTTCTCAGCATCCTTGGGCGTGATTACTTTGAGTGTTGCTTTCATGTTGTTCCTCACTTTGCTTGCTTGGACTTTGTGCCACGGGGGCGAACGGTGACACCGGCTTTGTGGAGCGTGTCGTACACAACCTTGGGGGTAACTCCCAAGTGCTTTGCGATAGTGACTCCGGATTCGCCCACGGTGTACCGCAGGACGATCATCTCGTTGCGCTGGCTGGTGACCGGCCTACGGCGCTCAACGCCGAGCGAGCGCAGGCTGGCGTAGACGGTCTCCACCGTCACTCCGAGCGCCTGAGCGATGCTGGGCCCTGACTCACCGCCCTTGTACCGGCGTGCGATTTCCTCACGCCGTGCGACGGTCTTCGGGTCACTGGGGCGACCAGCCGACCGGCGCTCCACATGGATGCCAGCCTCACGGGCGTGCTTCAGGATGTGGACGATTTGGTTGTCACTGATTCCGAGCAACTGCTTGATCTCCGCTCGGGGCTTGCCTTCGTTGTGGAGGGCGACCACCTTGTGGGCCACTTCCACTCTCTTGAAGATGTTCATCTTCTTCTCCTTGGTTGGTTTGGGGATGGGGGGTGCCTCCCCACCGGCATAGGGGGGAATCCGGTGGGGAGGCGGGTACTCAGACCGTGCTATCCGGTGACACGGTCTGAGGAACGGAACCTTCCTTCTCTTCAGTGAGGAAGGTCTTGATGGACTTGTCCAAGATGATGGCTTCCACCTTGGTGCGCTCACGGTCGTCAAAGAACCCGCCGAAGACGCTGAGGGCGACATCCACACCGAGGGTGTCAATGTCCCGCTTCAGGTCCACCAGCAACTTCGTGCCGACCGGCGTGGTGAGCGAGCCAAGACGGCGAGCCTCACGGAGCGACTCACCCAACAGGACGAGCGCCGGTGAACCCAGCAACTTGGTCTCCACATCACGGTCGTATCCCCACGGGATGCGCTTCGTGAAGCGGTTCGCAAACGCCTCGTTCAGGGGCGAGGTGCCACGGTAACCCGGGGGGTTCATCGTGCCAATCACCCAGCAGTCCTTGTGCATCTTGGTCTGCGCCATGAGGTACTCGCCCTCGGCATCCACCGCACGCTGACGGTTGACGAACGAGCGTCGGTCGTCGCACACGGGGTGGAGGGTTGAAGTAACCCGCTCGGGCATCATGTTGATCTCGTCCAAGTACAGGATGCACGCCACCTTGCTGGCGAGTTCCACGATGCCATTGAGGAACACGAGGCGCTCCACGCCATCGGGGCCGATGTGTGCGACCGACTGACCAAAGAGGTCAAGGTCGGACACGCCAGCCGAACCGCTGAGGGTGAACACCGGCAGGGGCTTCGGGTACCCGAGTTCCTTGGCGACGAGGACGGCGAGGACCTGAACGAGCAGGGTCTTGCCAGCCTGCGTGTCACCGACGAGGAGCACGTTGCTGGAGTAACCGTCAGAGTTACGGTCACGCCAGTAGTGCAACAGGAGGTCGGTGTCCTTGATGGAGCCGAACAACTTGCGGGACACATACTGCTTGACCAACTCGGGGTTGGGGCGGTAGGGGTCCAACCGGACATCCATTGCATCCACGATGGGCTTGACCTCAACCGGAGCGCTCGGGAAAGCCTGAGCAACCGGAACGGGTGCCACGACGCTCGGGGTCACGATGGTGCCGTCCGAGAGCAACTTGGGCAGGAGGTACACGACCTCACCGCCAATGCGCTGGACCTTGATGCACCGAGCGAACTGGGTGCCGTCCAACTCAATCGTGGTGGTCACAGCGGTCACTCGCTCACCGACTGGGATGCTGATGGGGGTGCCGTCAAGGAGTCGGGCGCTTACGGCCTTGGCTCGCTTGGCGAACACTTCGTACTCGCCTCCGATGCGGAGGTCACTGGTCTTTGCCATGGTGGTTCTGCTTTCTGTGGTTTGGTGGTTGGTGGTTTGGTTGGTGGATGAGTGTCCCACGGTGGGACAGTTGCGACCTCCCCACCCTCAGGGGTACTGAAGGTGGGGAGGAGATAGTAGCGCCCCCCTTTGAGAGGCACAACTCGTTACCCGAGAAAGTTGAGGAGGAATCCTCGGACGATCTCAGGCAGGTCGTCAAGGTTGGTGATGCTGGCAGTGGCGTGGAACCCCATCTCGGTGAGGTACTCGCCTCCCAACGAGACTCCCAAGAAGACTCGCCCCTCTCGGTATTGCTGTTCCACTTGGGAGACGACACTGTGGTGCCAGTGACCATCGGTCAGCACTACCACGAGGTGGTACTTCTCGCCTTCTCGTTGGGTGTCCAGCACCCGCAGAGCCTCGGTGGGGTTCGTACCACCACCGGCATTGAGTGCCAGTGGCGTGACGAACTTGTCCTCTCGGCGGTACAACTCACGAGAGTTAGCATTGAACGTGACCACGGTGCAGGCGATGTCAACTTGGTCGCACGCCGTCTTCACGGCGTACGCCACCTGACTCAACTTGGACTCGTGTTCGTGCATTGAACCCGAGATGTCCAGCAGGAGGCTCACGGCGATGTCCAACCCGGTGTTGCCCTCGGATGAGAGCGTGCGCCGGTAGTTGTGATCGCCTGCGGTGCGGGTGCGATAACGAAACGCATTGACCACACCGGTGCGGTGACCCTCCTCCCACACGGGCTGTGCCGAACTGACCGCCGAGTCAAAGGACCGTGAGAGTCGTGAAGCGACCTCTTCAGCCTGAGTCAGCGCCTCGCCGGTCACCACGCCACCCTTACCTTGCTCGGGTTCAAGAAGCGTAGTGCCGTCCTTGTTGAGGTCCACATTGATTGACCTGATGGTTTCTTCAATGTCAGAGTCTTGCGACAACTCGCTGGCGACTTCGTCCAGCGCCTCCTGAATCGCCTCGTCCACCGAAGTGTCCTTGGTCTGATCACTGGCTCCGTCACCAGCGCCATTGGAGGAGTCATCCTCATCCTCTTCGTCGCCGTTGGCCTCGTCGTCCGAGGGGGCAGACTCGGCGGAGGAAGCACCACTGCCGGTGTCCTCGTCCTCCTCCTCGTCCTCGTCATCAGAGTTACCGTCAGAGTTACCGTCAGACGCTGAGGTGTCCTCGTTCTCGTCCTTGGTCTCTTCCGGCTCGTCCGACTTCTTGGACTTCTTTCCCTCGTCCTTGCCCTCGTCCTTGGAGTCCTTCTCCGACACGCCGATGGTCACTTGGTCCTGCTCCTGCTCCTGCGTGGAGTCAGCAGACCGTGACGGGTCGTACTTCGGCTTGCCCCAGTTCGGGTGGGTGTCCATCGTGGGGGCTGTCACGCCGAGGCGGTTTAGCAACCAGTAGAACTTCAGCGTCGCCAGCAGGAGACCCGCCTCGGTGGTTGCCGAGCAGTACTCTCGGACGATTCCCTCGGCCTCAGCGACCACGGGTTCCGTGAGTTCAGCGACGGCGAGGCTCCGAATCTTGGAGCGCACCGTGAGGGGCAGGTAGCGACGATTGATGACGAGGAAGTACTGGAGTGCTTCTTTCCGTTCATCATGTTGCTGGGTCGGGCCTGTGAACCAATCGGCCTTGATCATGAAGCGCAACACCAGTTTGGTGAGGTACCGAGCGATGTACGGGGACTCGTGGACGAGCGCCGTCTCCATGCGCTGGTCTTCCAAGATGTTCCACGCACGTTGGATTGCGAAGACCTCATGGCGTGCGGATGCATGATCCGGGAACCCAGCCTCAGGATGCTCAGCCCACCACTCGTTGGTCGCCTCATCCAGCAGAGTACGGACTGGGGTCGTGAAGAGGATGTGCCCCAACTCGTGGTACTGGAGCGCCTTGATGTCCGAGATGAGTTCCACCAAGTGGTGGGTGTCGGTGGTGAACACCGGCGTTGCCTCGTCATTAAGGTTGCGCCACAGCGGGTACGACACGTTGATCTGCGTCATGTCAGTGCGCCCACTGACACCGACCGCCGTGTACTGAGCGGATGCCCACTGCTGGGGAGTCCATGCGGGGTCACGGCGACCGACTTCCTTGGGCTCAAGAAAGACGGGGACGGCGATTCCGAACGACGCATTCACCGCACGACAAACGGCGAGCAGGTTGCGGAGCAAAGCGACCTGCGCCGTGTGCTCCAGCGCCTGCCTGTGAGTGGCTTCCGAGCGACGCACAGCCGAGATTGCGCTGTCAAACTCACGCTCAGCCTGCTTGCCTGCTTCACGGGACATACGACGACGCTCATTCTGAAGTCGGCGCTTTGCTTCGGGGGAAAGGTTGATCTTGTTCACTTGTACCTCCAAGTTTGGTTGTTCTGAACTATGACGGGGTGCCCACCGTACTCAGTGGGTAGTTGACAGTTTCCGTAACCGTCAAAGAAAGGGTCCCAACCCTCAGGGGACCATGTCCCATCGGGGTGGAAAGTGATGTCGCACTCGGACTGCTCGTTGGAGCCTGCACAGGTGTACAGACCGAGCAACACGGCGATCAGTATGACGGCGCTCTTCATCGGTTGTTTGCCTTCCATTCGCAGTACGCATCGTGGTTGTCTTCGTCGTTGGGGTCCAACCCATTCTCCTGACACCATTCGGCGTAGGTGGGGTTGGGCTTCATGATCTTGATGCTCGCCATTTCAGTACTCCTCTTCGTCGTCGTCGTCGCTGGTGTCGGGGGCACAGCAGGTGAAGCAGATTCGTACGGCATCCTTGCCGTCAGACATGGACACCCAAATGATGGACTCGTCGTCGTTGGTCGGGGACCCGCACTGGTGGCAGGTCATGTAGCACTTCTCGCACACTCGGGCATCACCGAGGTACAGGCCGTCGCCGTTGGGGACTTCTTGGTTGCAGTGGTCGCATTGGTATTCGGACATGGTTGCTCCTTGGTGATTGTGATGGATTGGGGGTGTCCCACGGTGGGACACCCCCGGGGTGTTACTTGCTGGGTGGGTTTCGTCGGACGTACTCACGAACGAGTGCGTCCTTGAGGGCCGAGTCAAACTCTCCCCACAGGTGGTCATCGTTGGCGATGGTGCGACTGATCTGCTCCAGCGCCTCGTCGGAGGCTTCTTCGGCCAGCCACTTCCACCAGTCGTACTGCTCCTTGGGCAGGCCCCAGTCGTCAGCGACGAACGGGTTGTCGCCCTCGTCTTCGGTGTAGTGCGCCCACCCGAGTCGCTCCCGTGCTTCGTAGCGGAGAGCCTCGGGGGAGAACACGATGGTGTTGTGCACCGACGAGTCAAACGGGAGACCGACGATGATGGGCGTGCCGTTCTCGTCAGCGAAGTCAAGCGCCTGCGGTTCGTCAAAGTAGTCGTCGGTTGACGAGAAGATTTCGTCGGGGATGTCTACGATGACGCACTCCGAGACGGCGATGATCGTGCCGGTGCCTTGGTGAACGATGTACTGGGTCATGCTTGCTCCTTGATGATGAGGGTGTCCAACGGGTAAACGCTGTCCACCGATTGATCTGTGATGAGAGCGCCGTGGGCGCTCAGGCTCCGAACGTCATGCGGGTCGGCGCTGACCGACACGGCGGGTGCGTAGTCCTCCAGCCACTCAGCGACATCTCGTTCGTTGGTGTCGCTGGGCACGCTGACGTTGACCGTGACGACGAGGTCGTAGGTCTTGGTTAGTTGGATTACTTTCATGTTTGTTCCTCCTCAGAAACTCTTGCCCGTGAGGTACAGGGCGAGATTGATGATGCGGGTGGCTACTGAGCCGGGGGACTCATAATCCAGCAGTTCGTCCACTTGGATGTCGTACGGGAGTTCTTCAACGCTGTTGCCGACCTCGTGAGCCTCGTCCAGTGCCATGACGATGTCCTCGTCATGCTGTGACCTGTCCCAGTCCACGAGCCACACCTCCAGTGCGACCCGTAGTGCTTGGGGGCTGTACGGCTGTTTCTCAGCGATGGCTTGCTCGGCGTACTTGTTGATGATGCTCATGTTGGTTCCTCTCACTTGTTCTCGTAGTAGCACTCTTCACAGCGGGGGTCGCTGTAGTTGGGGTCGCCAAGGATGTCCTGCCTCTCGTATTCGTTGAGGCAGTCCACGCAGATGATGTACCCATCCTCGGTCGGGTTCCACGGGTTGTCGTCCGTGATGGTGAACGCCCCCAAGTGGAGGGCATCCACGATCTCGTAGACATCGGCAACCGATGAGCCTCGGAAGGTCACTCCCTCGGGGAGGATCACCTCGGCATCAGTGTCGCCACCCCTGATCGCCGTGATCGCTTCCACGGCGACGGGCACCATGATCTCGGGGACGGGCGGGTAGCAGTTGCTGGTGAGGTGCCAGCGCACCTGCTGTTCCAGCGGTAGGTCAGAGTTGGCAATGCCAAGAGCGGTTTGGAATCCCATGATTGTTTCTCCTTGTTGGTTGGTTTGGTTGGTTTGATGGTTGTCCTGACTGTCCCACCGTGGGACAGTGGGGGACGAGCACCCACCACAGATGCTCGCCCCCCGCCTTGGGTCAGGAGAGATTGCTGGCGCAGTCGGGCCCGATGCCGAGCGCCTTGGACTCCTTGTCCTTGAGCGCACGGGAGCACACCCCACAGATTGTGAAGTGCTTGCCGAACGCCTGCGCCATGGCGACGAGGTCTCCGTTGACGAGCGTTTCCAACAAAGCAATCGCTTTGCGTGGCGACACATTCTCGGTGGCGTTGAAGTGCTGACCGCCCTTCACCTTGGCGATACCGGAGCGGGACACTCGGTAGTACGAGTACCCGTCCAGTTCGTCGGCGTTGGGAACAGCGAGACCCACGCTCAGGTTCTCGTTGTTACCCTTGGACAGTGCCACCGCCACCTGCTGGATGAGGTTGTCCAACTGGTCGTCGCTGGCATCGCCAGCAGTGCGGTGGGCGCACACCTCGCACAGCGGGAACCACGCACCACGCCGGTTGTAGGCGATGTACTGGTCACGCTTGCCACACACCGAACACTTGCTCGGGAAGCGTGACGGGATGACCCGCTCCGCATCGGCGGGGACGGCGGGGTACTTGTCAGCCCAGTCGGGCTTGGTGGTGATGCCGATGAGCGCCACCTCTTTGCGAGCGCTGTCCACGAGCGTCTTGAGGCGGTCAATGACACCGCTGATCTCGCTCTTGGTGAACTCGGTGAGGTGGGTCTCCAGCGCCTCTACCACCTGCACGGTGTTGAGGACGAACTCGGTCTCACCGACACGCTTGACGACTGCCTTGTCCAGTTCGGACAGCGTGTGGGACAGCAGAGCGTCAGCCTTGCGGGTCTGCTCGGGCGTGCCCTGCCAGTTGACGGCGGGGTCTTCGGTGTCCACGACGATCTCGTTCAACTGCTTCCACAGGGCGAGGGCGAAGTTGACTTGCTTGTCGGTTGCGATGTCGCTGTACATGGTGGTCTCCTGATTGGTTTGGTGGTTGGTGGTGGTTGGTTTAACTGGTGTGGGGGTGTCCCATCGTGGGACACCCCCGAGTGGTCAGCGGTACGAGTCCAGCAACTCGTTGGCGACCGACCCACTGACGAGCGCATCAGAGCCACCGTCCACGGCGGTACCGATGACGGCCTCCTTGCGCTCCAGCATCCCCCACAGGCGTTCGTCCACGGACGAGTCGCCGTCCATGGCACCGAGGAGGATGTTGTTGCTCGTCTTGCGGGTCTGCGTGAAGCGGTCAATGCGAGCCTCGGCCTGCTTCAGTGCGCTGGGTGTCCACGGCAGTTCCACCGTGATCATGTTGGCGCACGAGGTGAGCGTGAGACCCTCGCTGACGGCGACGACGTTGCCGATGAGGACTCGTGCCCGACCGGACTGGAAAGCGTCAACCGCTTCCTGCTTCTGACGCTGGGTGTCGTCACCCGTGACCGAGACGATCTCGGAGGGCTTGACACCCTCGCTGATGAGCGTCTCACGGATGCGCCAAGCGACCTCCTTGTGGGCGGTCACGAGGAACACCTGCTCGTCGTTGTCCAGCAGTTCGCTGGTGCAGGACACGGCGGTCTCAACCTTGGCGAGTCCGGCGATCTGCCGGAGTTGACCGAGGAGGACGAGCGCCTCAGCGTTGGCGTTGATGCTGTACTCGTCGTCGCCACGCTTCTCTTGGAGGAACTCCTCCAAGTCCCGCACCGCACGCTTGTAGTCGGTGAGGTGCTTGCCCGTGATGGTGACGGGCGTGAGCCACCGGCTGAAGTCGGGCAGTGTGATGACCTCGGAGCGCTTGCGCCGAATCATCACCCAGCGACGCAGGAGTTCGTTCAACTCCCGCAGGTTGCTCGCACCCGTGAAGTCCATGCGCCCACGGAAACCGGGGCGAGGGTCGCAGTAGCGGTGCTTGAACTTCGCACTGCCACCGAAGCGGGGCAGGTGACCGAGGATGTTGAGGATGGGCACCAACTCCACGGGGCGGTTGGTCAGCGGTGTGCCGGTCAGGCACAGCACGACCGCCTCGGGGGTCATGGCCTTGGCGATGGCGGTGACACCCTTGGTGCGGAGCGCATCGGGGGTCTTGCTCCGGTGCGCCTCGTCCTGCACGAGACCACGCCACGGGTGCTGGGCGAGGATGTTCGTGGGCATGGGGCGCTGTTGCCCACGGGGGAGCAGGCGGTTGGTCTTCTCCCACTTCGCCAGCACATCCTTGGGGGCGAGCGCCCAGTCACCCACGACCGAGTCGGGGATGATCACGATGTCGGCATCGGGCACCGCCGTGGGGGTCTTGCCACCGATGCGAGCGACCGTGCGGTTGGGGAGCGCCGTCTTGCACGAGCGCTCCCAGTTGATCACGAGCGCCGGTGGGCAGACGATGAGTGCGGGGTAGGCATCGCACTCGTCCAGCGCCAGCAAGGCGCTGTAGGTCTTGCCAACGCCCATGTCGTCAGCGATCAGCAGACGAGTGTGCCCAGCCTGCACCGCCTCAGCGATGACCAACTGGTGGGGCATCGGCTCAATGGAGAGCCGGTGGTGCACGATGCCCTCGGGAGCGATGCGCCCCGAGAACTCAGCGATGCCCGTGACGACACGGGACTTCGCCTCAGCGATGATCGCCTCGGCGCTGGTGGCTCCCTTGCGAGCCTTGTCGGCTAGTGCCATGGTCTCTCCTTGTGTTGGTTGGTGGTGGTGGTGACGGGTCAGTATTAAGTGTCGGGTTGGCTTTCGGCGCTGAAGACGTTGATCGCATCAATGGCTGAGTCAATCAACTCAATGAGTTCACGCTCCTCTGAGTCCTCGGATGACCACCACCTTCGGTAGTCCCCCAATGCGGTGAGGATGATGTCTCCATGATCCTGAATGATCTGTTGGGCGGTGGGCTTGCTCATGCTGGTTCTCCTTGGTGGTGACGGTGGGGGTGGACTTGGTGAGGGGTGTCCCACGGTGGGACACCCCTCGTTGAGTCAGGCTACTGCCTGAGCCTCGGGGTTGACGGGATGGCGCTGGTCGTAGCGCCACACTCGTGCGCTGTCCCGCCCGATACGGGCGAGCACACGGTTGGTGCCCCAGCGGGTGATTCCACGGTGGTAGTGGGTCTGCCCCCACGGCGTGGGGGGCAGGTTGCTGTCGGCGCAGACGAGGCGGGTGTACAACCGCCCGTAGTACCGGAAGCGCCCGTGCTTGACGATGGTGACCTTGTAGGTCAGCGCCCAGTCTTTCTCCAGTTTGGTGGACATGGTTGGTTCTCCTTGTGTTGGTTTGATGGTTGGTTGGTTGGTTGGTTGGTCTGACGGGGGTGTCCCACGATGGGACACCCCCGAAACGTCACTCGTGGGTGCTGACATCCTGCGAGGGGTCGGTGACATCCACCTCACTGATCTCGTAGTCCACGATGCCCCACGAACTGGGCAGGTCGTCGCCGTCCGAGATGCTGATCTCGGGGGCGAAGTCGGTGCGCTCCAGCCGGTTGAGGATGTCAGCCACGACCTCGTCACGCTTGATCGGGCTGAACTCGGCGCTGACCCGCACGTTGAACGTGACGGTCACCTCGTAGTCCAAGTCTTCCTGCACCCTGCGGGGGTCCTCCAGCAACTCGCTGACGAACAGGGGGGCGAGGTGATCCCACGCCTCGTCCAAGTCCCCGCCGTCCGAGATGGCATTCACGAACTCCTGAACGGCGACGAGAGCCTCCGAGAGGGCGTTGCGTTGCTCAATGGCGATGTACTCCGAGCCACGGGTGGCACGGAGCGCACGCTCCAGTTGGTCTCGTGACCATGTTGCGAGGTTGTTCTCGTCGTAGGGGACGGGG